TTCTGTCCATATCTATATGGTGAACTTCAAACCGGGCTTCATCAGTATATTCAACTCCACAATCTTCGCAGGTTTTTTTGGCGGCAGTAGCTTCTTCCCTGAACTGATAATACAAAACGGAGTCTCCGAGTGGATTCTTCTGGAAACCCATCTGACCTTTTACAGGAACATTAGATTCAAAATTTCCATCAGTGAACGGATATTTGGTTCTATCCTTTTCATATGTTCCAATTTCATATAAAACATCTCCTATCTTCAGCTCGTCGCATCGTTTCTCTCCGAAGACTGTTGGAAACTTATGATTGGCTGTGCAATCTACGGTTTGCCAAGATGATGTTGTTATACGATATGTCATCTGCACACCGGCCGGGCGGATATCAACAATGTTATTCTCTCGGATCCTGCCGTCTTCGCATAAAGATAATGCTTTTCCAAAGCCATAATAGCTGTATTTTTTACGAAGATGATTATGCCCTGTTTCTTTCGCATAAACGGGATCATGTAAAATACAATACATTTCTTTAATGCTAAGCCCTTTTCTGTCTTTTCTTCCAGAAGATCTTTTCAAAAATGTATCTCCTGTCAGACAGGCATTGAATGAATAACTGGAGGAGTCATCAATGATCTGCCACAGCTTGGCGGCCAAAGCTTTTGAATCCTCTTCTGTCACACCTTCCTCCCGGATCTTTTCGCTGAATCCGGAAATGAATGTATCTTTATAGGCCAGAACCTTTTCGGCTCGTTTCTTAGCTATATTTTTGATAGCAGTATAGCATTCCGACATGGGAATTCCGGCATAGTTCAGAGTTGCCATAATGTGTTCCTGATACAAGACAAAGGAGTTTGGCATTTCGTCTGTCTGAATCAGGTCATCAAACTGCTTTACGCCGTAATCGAACGGATCACGGGTTTCGAATGTCTTGTACATGGATTTGAATCCCGGACGGATAGCGGCTACAAAGGCGCACAGCTCAGAGATATTTGTAGGGGCGTACTTCCCCACCCTGCTGGATGTGCCGGGCTGTTCCACTTGATTGAGACCGAGAGTGCATCCGGTTTTATAGAGGTTCCATGTCTTATCATCGGGGGGCAGCATAGAGAGAAGTTCCTGCTGCGGAGGTGGTTCCAATCCTGCACGATGATAGGAACGGTAGATCAGGTCTACGACACTTACTTTCAGGAGGTCGTTCTTGAGGAAATGATTTTTTTCTGCCCATAGACCGTCCATGAGGCAGCACAGGTGATCCTTGATTTTGATCAGACCTACTTCCTTACGGATGCTGCCCTGATACAGCAGAAATCCACAGGGGGCGATTGACCAGCTTGTGATCAGTCCCATGTAATCTTTACTGTCTTCGTAAATCTCTTTGAACTGGTCGTCGATGTAATCCAGAACATCGATGTCGTCCTTTTCTTCGTCGTCAGCGTGTTTCACAGCATTTTCGTATCGTTTCAGCTGTTCGGACACAGCATTAGCGGTTTCAAAAGGGACACCTTTTGCTTTTGCATACAATTTCCATGCGGCGGATTTCTGATATGTACCATAGGCAATCATAGGGTAAGCATGATCTTCGCCGAGAATTTCACGCTGCGCCTGTGCAAATGGTTCTTGATCGGCTACGTTGAGGTCAAGATCTGGTAATGACCCGGCACTGAGAATACGTTCTGCTGTCATGAATCGCTCTGGGTACATCTTAACTTTGGCAGAAACACGATCAACTTCCGTAAAACCGAGAAGTTTATTTGTAAAATAGGAAATACCCGAACCTCTTCCGGTGAGAGTCAGCCATCCGCCGAGTTCTTTACCACGTTTCACGATATAGTAGTCGTCGATGAAATAGTCGGACATATGGCATTCCAATACGTTATCCACTTCATACTGGATTTCCTTTTCGTACTTAGGCCATTCTTCTTCGGGAACCTTATCCTTGTATTCGTTCCAGCCCTGCCATACCAGTTTTTTGTATTCTTCATCTCTGCCCTGCTGATCCAGTTTCGGGAGTTTTACGCCGTCGATTTCGTGTTCGCCGTCGTACAGTGTGGGGAGTTTGATGTCGGTGTTGAAGACGGGGCTGTCGTATTCCTCTACATCGAGAAAAGTATTGGTATTGGCAATAGCGTCTGTGATTTCGGTATGGGTCAGGATGTTCTGGGCGGCGAATCGGTTATAGGCGGTCTGGCCGTCCACGTAATCGAGGAACCATCCTTCTTCGTCTTCGTACCGGATGCCTTTGGAGAGTAGAAAATCTTCTCTGGTCTGGTGCTGGTCGGCGGAGATATAATGGCTGTCGCAGCCCATAATCAGAGGGATTTTCAGCTTATTATGGAGTGTCAGGATGTGTTTATTGATTTCCTTCTGGCTTTCGGTATTGTGGTACTGGACTTCCAAAAAGAAGTTTTTGCCGAAGTGGGTTGACAGGGTTCCCGTGATACTGTCGATATCTTCGTATTTCCAGTAGGCCAAACAGGCCGTGGTGATCCACACATCATCCTTCGGCAGAGACAGCAGGAGGGGAACATCCACTCTCGGGCGGAAATAAAAGCCGGTCAGGTTGGCTTCCGACAGGATATCGTTCAGGGCCTGTCTGCCATTTTCATTCTTGGCACCAATCCAGATATGGCAGTTGCTGTTATCCGGGGCGAGACGGTTTCTGACCCAATAGGCTTCGGCACCGATCAGACATTTCAGTTTATAGTCCTTTGCAGTGTCGTAGGTTTCGATATATCGGCCCTGATAGCCGTGCTCGGCGCTGGAGAGGATACTGTGGCCGTATTTGACGGCAGCTTCGGCATAGTCCTTATAGGTTACGGTGCTGTCGGAGATGATGGGGTTTGTGCGTTCGCTGTGCTTATGGTAGTTCTGGTAGATGTAGTTCATTCCTGCTCCTTATAGGAACCGAAGTAGTATTTTATGAGGCGGTCTTTACCAATTTCATTTATGGCAGCCTGGGCGATTTCTTTACTACTAAAACATATGTTACTTGTTTGACCGTAATAAGTAAAGGTAATATGAATATCGGCTTCTCCGGAATTATGATGGCAAAGAATTTCGTATTTTTGCGTTTCTCTATTCCAATCTATTGGATCATTATGTTCTTCGGCAAAGCGGCGCAGTTCTGTGATGACCTTGTTCCGTTCTACTGCGAAGGTCGCTTCTTCTTTTGTTTGATAGCAGTTGCCGAGATCATATTTTTCAATATCTGTCCAATCATAATCCCACTGCCCTGTCCTGACGACACCGGCACTGTCGTAATAGAAATAATGGTCGCCTTTTGTGGGTTTCCATATACAATACTTCCGCTCTGGTTCTGACGGGACTTCGGCTTCGGCCATTTTCAGGATACTTTCGATGACAGCGTTCTGTTCGGGTGTCAGTTTTTCGGGATCATAGGTTTTGGTCGGCATTTTCTTCCTCCGTTTTGGCATAAAAGTTCTCTCACGATCTTTTCGGACTGTCCTTCTGTAACTTCAGATATAAGAGACGGGAGACATGGAATGATTTCGTCATAACCTGCTCTTAACATCATTCTTATAAGGTCTGTATCGCCGAGCAGAATACGGTACAGAAGTCCTGTGCTTTTACCATATCCTCTACTGAATTCGATACAGCTCATGATACTTCTCCGATCACTTCTTCCATATTCCTGAGTTGGGTTTCCAGCTCGTCAATGCGAACCTTACAACAGATCAGTTCTTTTAACACAGAAGCTCTGTCAAAATCAGAAAAACGGTGTTCGCCGATTTTATAGAAATTCCGGAAGCCTGTTTTCATGTCATAGTCCGTAATATGATCAACAGTGCCGGCGTCGATATTGAACCACTCAGGTTCCGGCCAGCCTCGCTGCAGGCATTTTTCGCAGGTACAGACAGATGTGATGGTACCACGTTCACCGCGGATAGTGATTACTTCATCACCTGGTTGGAAATTATAAATCATGATACTTCTCCGATCACTTCTTCTATGTTCGGTTCTCTGTCGGGCATTCGCATCTGGGTTTCGTATGTATTGGTATCCCAGCTGTACTGACGGTCATATTCATCCTGAGTGGTATAGAATCTGCGGCTGGCCTGATCGTAGTACAGACCCATCTGAATGCCGCTTCTACCTCGGATACGATCTTTGATGATATTCAGGACTACATCGTATCCCATCAGGTTCTGAGGGAGTTCGCTGCCGTAGCCGAAGCCCTGTTTTTCCTGTTCGGTGATTTTCCGCAGGCCGAAGGTTCGGTGGGCAAGGTTGATGATATTGCTGGTGCCGGAGATGTCCTGAATGCCGACGTTTGAGGTTTTCTGCATTTTTCTTGGGTGGCAGACCAGGATGGTGGCGGCGTTGTATTTCTTGGAAAAGCTGATGAGCTGTTTGACGACTCTGGTCTGTTCCTTCAGCTCGTCGTCGCTGTCGTTGGTATCGATGGTCATGAAGTTATCGAGGATGAACAGGCGGCATCCGTATTTCTGGAGACTTCCCTTCATGGCTTCGAGAAGGCTGTCGATATCCTTGTCGAAGTCATCCCGATACAGGAACCACCGGCCGCGATAACGTTCATTGATGGCTTCTTCCACGCCGTCCTTCAGTTTCCAGTACGGGTCACCTTTTGGGGTAAGATATCCGTTTACGTTCCGGGGGCCGGCAAGCACGTAATTATGCCAGTCTTTCGACATACCTTCGGACAGCTCGCCGGAGAACAGCCATGTGTTTACGTCCTGCTCCAGTGCGTTGGCTACGATCTGGCACAGAATGGAGGATTTGCCGGAACCCGGCAGACCGGTCACTACGGTCAGAGTGCCGAAGAACAAACGCATCAATTCTTTATCAAGACTGGTGATACCGGTTTCCACGCCGGGCATATCGTAAAAGTTTTTGGATTTGACATCGGACATATCCACCACAGAAGGGATTGGGTTATCCTTGGCGGAGAGGATCAGGTTCATGACTTCCTGCTTGCCAAGATAGATCATGGCTTCGTTGACGTCCTTGATTCTGACGGTTCTGCCATCCTCTGTGGTATGGGTATCGGGGATCTGCATGGTTTTACAACGCCAGCTTCCCAGTCTGGGGATGATGCCGTCCAGATACTTTTTACCGGATTCGTCGTTGTCGGCGGCGATGATGATAGAATCAAACTGTTCCAGCCAATTTCCGCATTGATTCACCCAATGTGTATTGCCATCACCCAAAGGGATGGACACGGCGTTCTGCCAGCCGCATTCAATGGCTGCGGCACAGTCCAGCTCTCCAGAACAAATCAGGAGGGGTTCTGTGGGGTTGATGCGGTTCATGTTGTACAGGAGGGGGCAGGTGTCGGCGTCCTTCTGGCACCAGTTTTTGATCTCTCCCGCCTCCTTATTGATTTTATGGCTGGGGCGGTACTTGACCATAGTGAGGACGTCGTTGGTATCGTAGTAGTTGAAGACGATATTGCCCTGTTCGTCCTGGCGGATATCGAGGTAGTCGGCGGTCTTTGGAGAAATGCCCCGGAGGGCGAGGTAGGCGTACACTTTGGATTTATCGGTACACTCTACCTCTTTGGGATACCGGTACTGAGACATGGTCTTGACCTTATGCTCGCCCATGCTGTGCTGAATGCCGGCCAGTTCCAGTACCTTGGATGCAGCTTCAGCGAAGGTGAAACCCTTGGTCTGATATACGTCTACCAGATCCCAGCTGCGGTTACAGGCTCCAAAGCATTTATATCGGTGGTGTTTTTTATCATAAATGAAGCTGGGAGTGTCTTCTTCGTGGAACGGGCAGCGGGATTTCAGGTTCCGCTCATCGAAGTCCTGCAGTTCCAGTTCCTCTGCGATGATATGAGCCTGGGATTCACCCAGACGCTCCTTGGCTTCTTCTATCAGTTCTTTTTCAATGAGCGTACTGCTCACTCCTTTCAGGTCAGTCTACCGGGATTTCGTGGAGGCTTTCCAGTTCTGCTTCGGTAAGCCATGCGGGGTAGAGTTCTGCGATTTCCATGTCGGCATAATCGAACTCGATGGTGGCTACACCTTCGCAGTCGTAGATGATGCTGCAGTTATATTTCAAGTCTCCCAGGAGGTTGACGGTTCTTGCTACGTCCTCCTGAAAGTCGTACTTGTTCTGGTAATTATGGGGGTCGATTTCGATTCGGTTTGGCAGGTTCATAGGTTCTCCTTTACGGGATGCGTTCTTCATTCATGATCACGGTATAATGATCTTCGATACACTTTACGATATCTCCTGTAAAGTCATCTGCTTCTACGGAGATGGCGTCAAAGCAGCCTTCTGCCACCATGCCGGCGTTATAATGGGTTTTCAGGCCGGGCTGGATGCTTTCTTCATAGAATGTGTACAGGTACCACAGGCCGCCATCGGGATCTTCCGGCAGGGTGGAAGCGAGGATGGTGACGGGAATATTTCTGCTGCGGAGAATACCTGCGGCTTCCATGACGATATGAAAAGAGCGGTTGTCGATGTCGTATGTGAAGTTATAATTGGTTTGCATCGGGTTTGTCCTTTCTGAAATAACTGTTCCGTTTGGCGTAGGACAGAGAGCGGCTGCAGTATTTTCGGACGCTGCAAATATGGTCACAGAAGAAATCTCTGTCGATGGGTTTGCCGGTTTTGGTTTTGCCCTTTGGTTTCAGGGGGTATTTTTCGTCCTTGTAGATGGTTCCTATGGTATCGTTGAACCACCACTGCGCCTGTTCCAGAGCTTTTTCGTCAAAGTCGGACTCTACGATTTCGCCGATGCGGAACATATTGAAGATCAGCTTTTTCGGGTACCGGCCGTAGGTATCGTACACATAAAGGCTATACAGATAAAGCTGTCTCAGGTATTCCGCCAGCTCCCAGTGATCCTTGAACCGGCTTTTGGACTTATGGTCTACGATGTAGATATCTCCTGTTTCCGGGTTCTGCAGGATCAGGTCGATGACACCGATGAAGGAATGTCCGCCGATCTTTCTGGTAAACCGTTCTTCCACGCCCAGGACTTTATATCCTGACCACGGGTCATTGAAGGTATCGAAATACTGTTTGCCGGCTTCGTAATAGTTTTCTGCCATGGCGTTGTTTCTGGAGGGAGGAAAGGCCGAGGTTACGTTTGCATCGTACTGGTTAGTGTACCGTTCAGACAGCTCGAACAGCTCGATCTCGCCTTTGTAGTATCGCTCCAGAAGACCGTGGCAGAAAGATCCGAAATCAGAAAAGGCGTTGTTCTCTCTGGTTTTGTCGCCGTCAAGATATGTATAGCGGAACATTCTGGGACAGGTGTTATAGGCACTTACGGATGAGAAGCTGAAGCGCATACTGTCCAGAATGAAGAGTTGTGCGTCACGGTCTTGCTCAATTTTTGCCATCGGGGATCACCTCCGGACTGCCTTTAGAAGGGCAGTTCATCGGAGGCGGATTCTTCCTGAGCAGGTGCGGCAGGAGCCGGTGCGGGGTTAGCGGCGGGAGCAGGGTTCTGGGCGTTCTGTCCGGAGAAATCCTTGGGAACGAAATCTACGGAAACCGCACTAATATTGACTGCTCTCTGGTTCTGTCCGTTCTTATCGGTATATTCATCCATATCTGCCTTACCGGTGATGAACACGGGGGAACCGTTCTTGAAATACTTGCCTGCCTTTTCTGCTTCCTTACCGAAGACAGTGACATTCCAGAAATTGTTCTTCTTATTTTCGTCGCGGACTCTGGACTTCCGTTCCTTTACAGTGAACTTGGCAATAGTGATGTTATTGTTCTGAGAAATGGTAATATCGGAAGAAATGTTGGCGAGAATGTTTACGTTCATAATGAAATTCCTTTCAAAAATAACAATAGTTCAGTGATTCTTTTTCAGTATGTACAGGGTATTTCTGGTCAGGATCTGGATTTCTTCGTCTCCGATCTTGCCGTCAATGTTTTCTACAGTGGAGAGATGCAGGTAGGGGCCTCTGTCGTAAGACTGTCTGTCAAATGCGAAACAGGCTCGTTCGCCTACGCACATGGTTACGATATGTACAGGTTCACCGAGGACTTTTTCTGCCAGATAATGGGTGCCGCCGGTCTTGGGGGTCATGGCGGTTATGGTATAGGAGGGCATATATGTGGTTCCGTTTTCAGTATTCTCGTTCATGTATTACAAGATTCCTTTCATACTACTTTGGTCAAAATCAAAATTGGCGCAAAAAGAAAACGGGTATTCATTTTCAGCGCAGGAGTGCTTCAAAATTGGTGACGATATGGCCGTTGTCGGTCTTGGTCTTTTCCAGTTCGGCCTGGGTTTCTTCGATTTCCCGGATGCGCTGGGTATTGGCTTCCTGTTCCCGCTCAATGGCTTCGTTGATTCCCTTCAGCTCGGCGATGGTGCTCGTGATCATGAACACGGCACTGGCGGAGGCGTTCTGCAGGGACTGGAGCGGGGTCAGCTGGGGCTCTGCCTGCTTCTTTCTGCGGCGAATCAGGCGTTTCAGTTTCCGGAGCATTTATGCTTTCACTCCTTCCAGAGCCTTCAGAACTTCGTCTGCGATTTCCTGCGTCTTGATGGAATTGGGGTTCTTGTCTCCGGAGATTTCTTCAATGATGGCGTAGATTTCGTCCTTATCCTTACCGGAGGAAATCAGGTTTTTACATGTTTCCACGATGCTCTTTTTGGTACCCGCCAGCTGCTTCTGGGTTTCGTTCTTCTTTTCATTGGCTTCCTTGGCAGCGCTGGACAGCTCTTCTCCTTCCCACAAGTTCAGATCCAGTCCGAATAGGGCCAGGCACTTGACCATACATCTCTTGATGGAGTTATTGACCTGGGTACTGGTGACGGTTTCAGCGGAGACGGCCTGATTCTTATGATCCATGACGGCCAGGGTTTCCACCTGCACTTCGTCGCCGATATGTACGGACACTTCTACCCAGCAGGTTCTGCCGTCGGTATGGTACAGATTCTGATTTTCGTCCTTCAGGACTTCATATGTAGCGGTGGGATACTTGCGCTTTACGGCTGCCCATGCAGCCGACCAGGGGAGATATGTTTTATTCTGCTTTTTCTTATGGCTGCCGGTCATGTCCAGTTCATTCAGGGTTTCAAAGATACTCTTTTCGTTCATGCGTTTCGTTCCTTTCGTTCTTTCCGTTTCTTTTCAGGTTTCTCTTCTCTCCAGATATTCTGGAGTTCTATGGGGTCTTTACTGGTCTGGATTTTCTCGGGCTTGTCTCCCTCAATTTTGTACAGGGTAAACTTAGGCGGATCTGTGAGAGACTGGGTGATCACGTATTCCAACTCGTCCTCGGCGGACAGAAGTCTGGTGGCGATCTTTTCGGATTTCGGGAATTTCATATGGGCTCCTTTGGATGTGATTTTACACAGGGGAAAGCTGTCCTGATTTTGGGTTTTGGCATCTCACTGGGTGGCACAAATAAGAGCGATGGATTATCTTTGGGTTGAGGTGCATTTTGGACAGGAAAATCCTTGCCAAAGTCCCGGTCGGCATACGAATCTCTAAAATGCTAACCGGGAGATTGGCGTGGAAAAGTCTGGTTATTCTTCGTCCGGATCCAGATCCTTCAGCATGGCCAGCAGTTCTTCCGGAGACTTGGACTTCAGGGCGTTTTCTTTCTGTTCAGCCAGGGCCTGCAGGATCTTCTTTCTCTGGATCTGCTGTTCTGCCTTTGCCTTGCGGGCTGCCTTTTCGTTCTGTTTCAGTTCGAAGATGGTTTTGACGATTTCGATTTTGGCAGCGAGGATGGTGTCTTCCTTATTGCGGGTGGTCATGAGGCTGTCCTCTTCAGCCTTCTTCTGTTCGGACTTGAGGGACTTATAGATGGCGTCCAGATCAGTTTCGGACAAATCGAAGAGGTCTTCGGTGGTGATTTCGCCCTTGAAATGGTAACGGAATTTGTTTCTGGCGGCGAGTTCAAAGATGTTCTGTTCCATATTTGGTTCTCCTTTAATCATAGATATCGTTTCTGGTTCTGCCGTGGGAACTGTAATGTATATTGGCTGCAATATCCAGAAAAGTAGCGTCCATGGGCTTTTCATCCATATGGGTGACTGCAAAATTTGAAGTCATGTTCTCAGAGGAATGACAACGAAGGTCTGATTGTACGGCAATGAGTGTAGAAGCAATAGATAGTTCTCCATACCGCAGACTTCCCTGCCACGGATTGTCCACATTGGTCTGGTCGGCAGGGATACCAAGCTCTTCCCGGCTGGATTCTTTCCACATAGGGCCTGCGCCGTGTCGGGTTTCGTAAGTACGCATGACGTAACACACTTCTGTCGGGATTTTACTTCCTGTTTTTGTTTCCAGGTCGGCAAGCAGTCTGGCTGGTTCCTTCAGTCCTGTGCTGCAGGGGGTTGCATGGTGTTTGTCTTCGGCATAGTCAGGATCCAGACCGAGCCCCTGTCCGTTTTCGAACACCAGATGGTCGTACCTTGGCAGGATATCGTCCTCGGCCAGTTTTACGTGGTCAAGAAAAAAGTTCACGTCGTCCATGAAAACCTTGTCTATATCTGCACCCCAGTCGAACAGGAAGATAGAATCCTTCTCCGGGATCGTCATGTCGTATTCTTTGATTCTACGGGGCAGGTACTGTTCCCGTATGGCTTTCATGTACAGGAAGTAGGTGCTTCTGGAAAATTCGCGGAGTTTCTGCAGGGTCAGGGGTTCGTCGCTTTTCTTATTTCGTTCGATGGTTTCCCACACGCCACAGCCGCAAGAGCCGTGACGGTCTTCCCCGCGCATGGTTTCCACGGTCTGGTTGATATAGACGTCATACGGGGTTGTGACGATGCAGGAGGGGTTTACGTACACGGTAGGGTGTATACCCATCTTTTCCAGTTCTTCCCATTCTTCGCGGAAAATCATAGGACTGACTATAAAGTTTCCTGCGATATAGGTATCTGCTCCGGCGAAGGTTCCGGATCCGATATGGCGGAACACATGGGTCTGGCCTTCCGGGGTTACTACGGTATGGCCTCTCTGGGCAGCACCGGCGGCGAAGACTGTACAGGTCTTTTTGCCGCTCTGTACGGCTCTGTGGGCGAAGTAGTCGGTCATGAGTCCTTTTCCTTCGTCACCGTATCTACATCCGATTACAACTTCAGCGGTCATACGTGTTCTCACTTTCTGGATTATTTTCTTTTTTCCGATATTTTTCCAATTCGATTTCCAGTTTTACAACGTATCGGTACAGAAGGAGATAACACAGAACGACGATGACAATGATGATTCTGGAAATCAAGAAAAACAGAAAATCGGGATTCTGCGGGATCCAAAACAGGTTTATAAAGGATGCGCTAAGGGAACCTGTCAGCGAGATAAGACAGCATTTCTGATGATTTTTCATAGCATTACCACACGATATATCCGTTTTCGTCGGTCTGGGCGGCGGTGGAGGGTGTGGAGATGAATGCGGTTCTGGATGCGGCGTTGTCCTTTACGATCTGGATAATGGCGTCGGCCACCTCTTCAGTCTTTACGGTTCTGGCACGTTCGCCAAGATATTCCTGGAATGTGGTCAGGCAGTTCTGGAAGTGATCATCGTAATAGGAACTGTTGAGATGGTTGACGTTCAGGTGGTAGATATCAAACTTTTCGGCAACCTTCGGGTACAGGTCTTTGGTTTCTACGTCGGTCTGGTTTGTGTCTCCTGTAACACGGTTCAGATCTGCACAGGGGAGATAGGGATTCAGGGTTTCGTCGCCCATGGTGATGATGATGCCCTTCTGGCCACGCTTCCAGCAGTCCAGATCGGTATGGTACAGGCCGAAATACCATGCGGCGGTATAGGATTCGTACTTATTCCCGCCGCCGCCGGCTTCGAAATACAGTTTGTCCAGCTGTTCGGAGATGCGGATATCGGATTCAAACTGGCTGGCCTGGATGGGGGCTCTGTCGTATGCCAGATCTCCGATGCCCATGGTCAGGAACTGGACATCCTTTACGGAATCGTACAGTTTGGTCATGACTACGTTGAGGGTTTTCGCTACCTCCACGGCTGCCGATCCCATGGAACCGGTTACATCCAGAGCCAGGATTACGGGGATGGTTTCCGGGTGTTCTTCGCTGTCACGGCATTCCCGGATGACGCCTTTGGGATCCAGTGCGGGATCCAGATGCCGGCTTTTATACAGCTCCTGTGCGCTGCCGGAGAAATCCAGAAGACCGTCTGCGGACACAGACATTCCTTTAGCGAGGGAGGTTGTTACGTATGATTTGGCGCTCCATGAACCGTATCCCATTATGCTTCCTCCGTTTCTGCTTCGGTTTCTTCTTCGTCATCGAAGTCGAACATACCATCGAACATATCTTCCATGTCACCGCCCATCATCATAGACATAACCATCATATTTTTCATGTCTCCGCCGGTGCCGCCGCCTTTCATCATTTCCCCGAGCATCATCATTTTCATGATCTTCTTCATGCCCTTTTCGCCCTTCAGGCCGCTGCCGGAGCCGAACATGGAGATGACCTTGCCGTAGAAATAGGTATTGCCCATGAATACATGCCGTTCGGGAAGGATGGTTTTGACACTGGAATCTTCGTAGTCGATGACGGTGATCTGCTTCTTGCCGGGTTCGATGACGCACTTGGGCTTGCCGCCTACGAGGATGATATCGCCGGCTTCTACTTTATTGGTGGGCATGACCATGAAGAATTCGTCCATGGCGTCGCCGCTGAACAGGAAGCCGCTGCAGTTGACGAGATTGCCGGTCTTGAGGTTATAGGACTTATAACCGGTGCTGGTTTTAACGGCGATATCGCCGTTCATGGAAAGTCTGCACATGCCGGAGCCGAGTTTGCCGCACATGCCGGATGCGATGTTGAACATAGTTTTGTCTCCTTTTCAGTTCAGTTTGTCATTTGTTATGAATACGCCGATTGCTGTGATAATGAAACCGGCGATGATCATACATACTCTAAGGGAATTTGGATCGTAGGATGGGTTCCTGATGCCACCAACGGCTCCTCCTGCGATCAGGATCAGGACTCCGATGGTGATAATGAGTAGGCGGATCAGGTTTTGTTTCTGCATAGGGTTCTCCTTTATGCGGAAGCAGATGTAAGGGTTTCAATAATATCCAGTATTGCTTTTTCCGGGAAGTGAATGGCGGTCAGGATGTCGATGGACTGAACAGATACGACAATACAAGTGATAATGAAAAAGACAATTGCACAAGTAAAGGATACCGCAAAAAATTCGTCCAACATCCTATTGCCAAATTCATCTTTCTTAACCGAAAAGAACCAAATGACAGTCACGATAGCTATAAGAATGGTAATAACAGCAATGAATATAATCCAGAAGATGGATGTTGAGATTTCGTACTGGATCAGGTTCTCACCGAGGGATTGGACATATGGGAGGATATTTTCCTGTGTCCAGTCGATGACGATGCCGAATTTGCCGCAAAGGTATTCGAGAACTTCGATGATTTCATTACTGACGGTCATTTAGTCTTCCTCTTCCTCTGCGGAATTTCCCTCTTCGTAATCTACGTTTTCGTCTACATCTCCGGTGTATACAGTAGCTCCACAATGAGAACAATGGAATGAACAGCAGTTGAATTCGCTGAGGTTTACGGTAACTTCTTCTTTTCCGTTGATTTCCACGATGTGGTTGGGTTCACATTCATTGCCGCACACAGGGCAGTCTACAGTAATGCAATAAGACTGGAGTTTCATGATAGTATCCTTTCTCAGAATTTGATTTTCAGCATTCTTTCGGTGCTGCCGGTGACCTTTACGACCAGTTCATTTCTCTGGGTTTCGGAAAATCCGAGGCCGGAGAGCTGGTTTTCGTCGGGTTCTGCCGACATTCTGCTGCCGAGGGCTTCGAAGACTCTGTTATGTTCCAGCAGTTCGTTCTTCAAGTATTCGTTGAAGAAGCCGCTGGGGGAGTCGGGGTTCTGACAATCCTTCAGGAGGAAGAAGTAGTGCTTGTTGCCGATACCGGTAGTTTCATTCCAGTAGTTGGGGGAATGGCAGATCAGGGACACGGGGATAAAATTGTTGGTCTGGATGTTCCATACTTCTTTGGAGGACTGGTCGGAGGGGAGATGGTGAGTGATGGTGAACTGGTTTCCCTTTTTGGTGACAGTGGCTACCTTGACGCTTTCGCCAGTGCGAAGTTCATTGGAATGAGAATAGGTATAGATGGTACCGTCGAATTCGATTTCTGCCCGGAAGCTGTTATTACCGGTTCTTCTGGCATAACAATGAACCCAGAAGGCATACGTACCGTCGGGCATTCCAGAGCGGCTGGGCCATGTGATGTTCTCAACGGCTGCATTCTTTTCAGGTCTTGTGATGTCTACATCCAGCTCTCCTGTGCCGATGCGACGATCTGCAAAATAGATATGACCGTTCGGGGCCTTGCAGTGGGCGTCCAGGTCGTCGTTACAGTTGCCCTTATCGTTCCACTGGATGCTGAAGCGAAGATCCCCGGTTACGCTGCCGCCGGCTTTTTCCACGTTCTGGCGGATATCAGAGTCGGCGATGTTTCCGGCATATGCCCAGCTGAAGGGGTTATCCCACTTGAACATGGAGGGAGCTTCCGGATCCTTGGGAGCGATGAGAGAAACGAGGTTTTTGGTATGCTTCCCTTCCACGTAGACTTCTACCTTACTCGCGGTAGGCAGGACATCGGCGAGGAATTTTTCGATATGGATTTCTTCCACTCTGTCAAAGGAAAGGGGTTTCTTTTTGGTTTCGGCGGACATAGCGGCGAAGACATCATTGGTATTGACGTTCTTCATGCGGCTGACTACGCTTCTGTCGGCGAAGAGGACGTTGTTGACGGTAACGTCATCCAGACGGGCGAATCTTCTGCCGAGGGAGTTCATATAGCCCATTTCTTCCAGCTTTGCCTTTGCGTCGTCCAGCATTTTCTGGGTGAAGATGGCCTTGGGACGCTTATAGTTGGTGGGGGCTACGATATTCTCGTACCGCTTGACGGCGGTTTCCAGATTCTCACCGTAACTGATGTCGGTCAGGAGGGTGCCGATGCTGTGGTTGCGCATATGGGCGATGACCTCGCCGGTCTGCAGGTACCACTTCCAGCATTTCAGGTGTTTTGCTTTTTCAGAGGACTGTCTTTCAAATTCTTCCTTGAAAGCCCGGAAAGTCTTCAGCTGGTTCTTCCATTCGGCACCGCGGTACAGGGAATCCTGGGCGATGAGTTCCAGAACGGTGTTTACGGATTCCAGTGTGATTTCGTTCAGGGAGCGGTAGAACACGGCTTCTCCGGTTTTGGCGTTGCCGCGGGTGGTACCATGCGTTGAAGCGGGTTTGACGTAGGATGCGGGGAGGAGGGCATGGAGGTGTTCCCACTGTTCGACCTCGCCGTTCTTATTCTGGCCGATGGTTTTATCGGTGCCGATTCTTCGGGTATCGGTCATATACAGGGAATCGATGCTGCGGCTCTGGATGAAAGTATCCAGCTTCTTTGTGGTGTTTCCATACTCAGGGTTATCGAAGCCGAAATTCCAGACGGTTTCCATGGAGGGTTCGCCGGTGACGGGGTCTTCTTTGATAATTACTACACCGCCGAAATTGCGGATGAACTGTTTGCAGGCGTTGCAGTCCAGTTCCCGGCGTTCTCGGAAGAGTTTGTTATGTTCCGGAGGGAAGCTGTCCAGGTAGAGATTATAGAGGACGGTTCTGTCATCCGGGGTCAGTTCCACTTCAAACAGGGTGGGGGTGGTGGACAGCATGGCATTCAGGTGATCGGTGAAATCGGTGAGGAATTTGTTGAAGTTCATTCTATATTCTCCTATAGGAAAGTATCTTTAAGGGTTTCGTAGAAGATAGTGAAATCGGAAAAATATTGTTTTGTGATCTGAAAACCTATAGGAAAATGGGTTTCGGGATCCACAACGCAGTACAGGCACGGGTAGGTTTCCGGGGGCAGGACTTCCTGCATATCGTTTCTGAACCAGCTGAGGTATTTTTTCAGGAACTGGAAATCAGCCTCGGTATGGAGGATATACACACGGGCTGTTCTGCCGCTGTCCAGTTCTGCGGGCCATGGGATATGGATATATGGCATTTTTGCGGCTTCTTCGGCAAGTTTTTTGGCCTTTTCGTATCTTTCGCATTTCTCTTTATCGGAGAACTCGAAGCCGTCGTCGCTATACCAATAGGTTTTTGTGATGGTTTTTTCGATCATGAGGTCTCCTTATATATCTTTGAATCCACCCATTTGGCGGTCGTCCGGAGGATCCGATGGTGTCAGCCTGCATCTTTTATTCAGCCATTCTTCCGCTGACTCGATGCTGTCATAATAGCATCCGTACAGTCGGAACATGGGACAGTCTTCGTCCGCCCCTGTGCTGCTGTCATGGATTACCATATAAGACAAACCAGACCATGGATCTTCAAGGTATTCTTCCTCTTTGGGATTTCCTTCGTCATCGCAGAGATGCGCATGGAATTTTCCGCCGCAGAACGGACATGGTTTGGTACGCAGGTTTATGATCATACGCCCTCCTTATAGGTGGTAAGGAACTGTTTTCTGAGGGTACAGATATTGGTGCGGGTCTGGTCGGCGAGGGTCATACTGTCGGCAGGGGACATGGTTTCGTGCAGGTGTTTGCACCAGCCGTAGAAGGCGTTTTCCATGGGGGTCAGTAGGCTGCCGGTGTATTTGTAACTGCCGGTCTTCAGGGTGGAGACTGCTACGCTTCTGAGGTTCTTCCATTTCTTGTAATACGCCAGTTTCATTTTGGTCATGAAGCCGTGGGCGTCTTCCAGAACGAAGCCTTCGATATATTCGCCGTTCCATGTATAGTCTTCCTTCAGCATTTCTTCAAACCACGGGACGAAGCTTTGCCAGCTGTCAATGGTATAGGCGATCTTTTTGACCTCCAGTCCGAGGTGGTCTGCCAGATTCCACAGGTCTTCGTAAGAGAATTTTTCAAAATTCGGCTGGTTTTTGATGACATCCAGCAGGACAACCTTGGATTTCGGATACTCGATGATATGGGGATCTTTTTCCATATCACAGCATTCGAACACAAAGGAGACGTTGCCCTGCAGGACATACTCTTCGATGCGGTTCATGGTTTCTTCGCCGTACTGGCGGTACAGGTTTTCCCGGAAGATATCGGCGAAGGGGCCTCTGGGAGTGGATTTGCTGCAGATAAGCAGGTCATTCGTTGCGGGATCTCTGCCGACGATGCCCAGAAAACCGTTTTCCTTGACATAGGCTTTTACCGGGAAATGAAGTTTGTAGCGCAGGCTGGAAAGGGAGGTTTCGGGGCGTTCGTTGATAGCGAAGAACTTATCATAGCTTCTGGCTACGATTTCGTAGGTTTCGTTGTCGATGAACAGACCTCTTGCTTTGGTGGTGATGCTGTCCCATGCTTTGTCGTTGAATGCCTGTCTTGTGAAATTCAAAGAGGAAACTCTGCCAAAGCGGTTTTCCTTTACGTTCCGGCTGCCCCGCATTTCATGTACCATCTGATACGTAGTCATGTCTACGTTCTCGCCCGGAAGTCTGGCGTTGTCCTCGGCTTCCTTTTCTTCCTGGGTCTGGAAAACTTCGTTCTTAACGGCAGCGGTGGTGATACCTTCCTTTGTGATCTGCACGGCTCTCAGGAATCCGCCCCGTTCCACATCTCCTTCCAGATTGTATGTACAGTCTGTAGTCTGGATGGGGGATTTTTCGACGTTGCGGTGACCGTGGATCTGAATGGCATATCCGTTTGTGTGATTGCAGAAAGATTCGTCCGCAAGGTTTGCTTCGCTGTAGCGGCCGGTACCCCGGATCAGCTGGTCTGTGGCAACGGTAGTAAGCTCAACGGGCATGTTAGCCAGTCCGCCGTGGGTGATGAGGAAGGTTTTATCATAGTAAGTGAAGTAGGCACACTGGCACAGGCGGCGATAGAATTCACGGATGGCTTTCTTGGAAACGCCGGCTTTGTCCAGCTGGGGTTTGGTGACGAACTCGAATTCCCTGCTGTCGGCGATTTCGTCATTAGCGTACTTCCAGAGCCATCGTTCATGATTTCCTTCCAGAAATATCATGTTCTTGTGACCGGTCTGGGTCAGAAGGAAGTTTACGGTTTCGGCATTTTCGATGCCCCTGTCTACGTAGTCACCGGTAAAAATATATAGCTCGTCCGGTTGGATGCCGCCATCCTCTGCAAAATACTGCTGCAGGACGGTATTGCAGCCGTGGATATCACCGATTACGTGGATTTTCTTCCAGTCGGACAGGACGGCAGGTCTGTACCAGATCTTGTAGAGTTCGTCCGGCTTCAGAATCTGGATGCCTGCGGGGACTTTTTGGGTTTCGAAGCGGGAGAGCATTTTATCGATGACTTCTTCCGGTACCTGCTTCAGGAGGGGGCGGGTCATGTTTCGCTGCAGCAGGGTTTCTCTCGGGACATCGGTCATATCGATGCAGTAGATCCGGTAGCGGTACTGGTCGGCCAGGTCTCTGTAGCGTTTCATCTCTTCCGTTTTGGAATTGGTGGCGTCGATGACAGTGAATTCGCCATGCTGCATTCTGGTTTCGAGAATCTGAAACAGGGTTTTCCATACCAGTTTGTCGTTTTCCTGACTGATACGGCAGAAACCGCTTGTGTCCATGGTGGGACTGGCGCACATAAGACGGATGTCATCGGCGCAGAGGGAATAGGGTTTCAGGGCGTGTTCTTCGATATATGTGGATTTTCCGCAGCCGGGTGCGCCGCGGAACAGGAGGAGGACTCTCACTTATGGGTATCTCCTTTCTCTTGGGTTTTGGATTTGCGGTTCTGCCATTTTCCTTTTAGATAGTCGATGATGTCGGTTTCTTCGTCGAGAAACTGGTAAACAAAAACAAGACCGAAGAATATGGCTACAAGGGTGAAAACGACAATAAGGATAGACATACAAATGAGGAATGTATTCAGAAGGAATGACCACATATTACTTCTCCTCCTTCAGGAACCATTCTCTGGTATACGGGAGGGTCAGGATCCAGTCACAGAAGATGTGCCACTCATTCAACTTATGGTTCTTTCTGGCATGATACATATTCATCAGGTTTTCGTAGTTCCCTGTCCATGTTCGCATCTGATTATAGCTGGTGGGCAGGAGCTCGATCATCTGGAGCCATGCTCCCTTATCATACTTCGGATATTCGATGCTGGTTCCGTCAGGCTGACCTACATAGCCGCCTTCGTTGAAGATGGTGCGCCAGAAGTTCAGTTCTTCGATGGTGGATTCCAGAACTGCCATAGACCGGGGGACAAGTTTTTCACAGGAAAAGTTGTCTTTAGTGAATTCCTTTGCGTGGATCTTATGCATGGTGCTGCAGGAATTGGCGGTGGTAGCTACCTTGTAGGTGTCGGCTTCCTTCCACCAGTACAGGGGAGCGGTGATATCAACCGATACGAAAATCTGGCGCAGGAATTTGCGGTCGTCGCTGCCGCCTGCTATCAGGTTTTTTGCCAGTTTCATATCGTTGGGGCCGATGTGAAATACGTGGGCTGCACCGACAGATGGGCAGTTATTCTGAAACCAACAAAGATTACGGTTGAAAAGGTTTTCCTTACACACACAATATTCGCTGTCAGATTTGTCCCAGCTGTTCATGGGGTTACGCATACCACGGATAGCGTTATCGAGGTTCATGACGGATGTGCGTTCGAGTTTGATCATCTTGTCTCCTTTTAGTTTGATATTCTTATTTGGTGGTAACTTCTTCTTTGCTGTGGATTGTTATGCGCAGACGATGCTGCGGATTTTGTCTGCTATGCGGGTGGCTGTTTCGGTTTCGGGGGTTACTACGAAGACGGTGTCATATCCGGCGATGGTTCCGATAATCTCCGGGTCTTTGGCGTCATCCAGTGCTGTTGCCACGGACTGGGCCATGGCGGGGAAAGTATGTACTACGATCAGGTTTCCGGCGGTAGCTACGGTTTTGATCTGTTCGCTGAGGTTGGCGCTGTTGATATAGGCTTCGGGTTTTGCGTTGCCTTTATCCGGCAGTTTCCAGACAGGCTGACCATGAAATGTGGGGATTTTGACTGCCTGCAGGTCGTTCATGTCGCTCATCAGCTGGTACATCTGCATTTCGGCACCGTTGCTGTTCATTTCTTCCAGAATCTCTTCTCTGGTATGGAGCTCTCTGGTTTCCAGCAGAATCCGGAGCAGCTTCAGGCGGTTTTGTTTCTGCACGTTACCTCCATTGCGTTATAATATTGTCATACCCCGGAGACTCGAACTCCGTACGGCGATTGCCGGCACCTGCTGTATGATATTGCAAATTATGGTAACAACTGCTTTACGGTATGTACTGCAAGACGACTTTTCGTCGTCTGTGCGGTTGAGTTACTGAGAATCCCGGGGTTGTTTCTTTGCAAAATATTTTTCGAATTCCGGCTTCCGGCAGTATTCCTCGTACATTTCCCATCGGGCGAGCCATCTGCGGATACCGTGGACATCCCCTTTGTAGAATTTCGTGAAATACTCCTCAGGAGATTCGATCTGTCCCGATTCCAGTTCTGTTCTGACCTGATATAGGATCCCGCTGATATTTGCGGTATCGATGCCGTAGGTGACCTGCTTTTCTTCCGGTCTTCCTTCGTTCAAAATTTTGTTGAAGGACATGATCTCCTTGAAGACGGCTATGGGTTTTATGGGATTTACCTGTTTCCTTGATGGTCTGGGTTCCATTCTTGGACGGAGATTTTCGCAGAGGAGGAATGGACTGTTTGTGATCTTATACTTGATGAGGTAGTCCTGATCCTTGACATCCGGGTTCCGGACTGCATCCGAATTCCGGTACTGGAGAAAGATACTCCGGAAGGGTTCAGGGACTTCGATCTTTCTGTCCAGTGCGGTGATAGCAGTGGCGCTTTTGTTCAGGGCTGTTTTCGGCAGGTTTACGGCATCCTTTACAGATACGCCCATCCATTCCAGCATGAGGGCGAGATGCATAACGGATGGAAATTCGCTTTCATACCGGTTCAGCTCGTCTGCCAGATGCTCAGGGCTTACAAAGAAATGACGGAACTTTTCTCTGTTGGATTCGTTTTGCTGCTGCAGACTCAGAATATCTTTGTCGGCGATTTTGGCGAGGATTTCAAGCTTCTCCTCAATATCCACAGCGCCTTCCACGGTTTCTGCGGCTTTCAGATATGCCACCATGCCGTTCCGGATATTTCTGCCGGCGGCGATGGTTGTCCGGGAAAGCATTGTGGTAACAACTTCCTCAAACGACGACAGGGGGCAAGATGCGATCTCTTTAGATGCATCTGAAGAATCCTCCAGATACTTATCGTAAAATTTTCTGAAACGGTCTTCGGTATATCCTTCGTTCATGTTCTGATACACACGTTTGGTATCCATATTATCACCTCATGCGAATTGGCTGATGGGAAACTGTACCCGGAAGGCGGCTCCCAGCTTTACCATGATCTCCGGCGGGATGGTTGTAAGGCAGTCCGATACGATCCAGTCTTTGCTGACAGGGGTGAGTTGTTCCACCATGGCAACTGACTCCAGGAGAATGCCGTCTCCCGGAATCAGTACGTGCATGGGGTAATTTTTGGATTTTTTGGTTCTGCTGGTGGTCAGGGGAATCACCTGAATCGTCGGACTGTACTTATTGTTCTGATTATTGGACACGACGATTGCCGGGCGGATTCCGGACTGGACGCTGCATCCGACGCCAGACTCCGGAAAAGCGATGCGGTATACGTCGCCCATGCGGATGATGCGTTCTGTGCAGATGGTTTCGGTGCCGTAGATTGTGGGGGTATATTCCATAGGGGTTTTAGCTTCTCCTTTTCTGGCATCTCTGCCTTTGATGGTCTCATTATAACACAGAGACTTCGGGTTTGTCAATGGGTGGTAACAAATTATTTTTGAACGAATTGTAAATGCTTTAAGTAAAATGTCAGAACAGAGGGGTTCGTTTCCGGAGATAGCCGCTGTCCGGCTGGATGTAACTGAACGGGATTACGGTGGTTCTGGTTTCGCCTTTATCGTCGTTCTGAGACATGGACATGATGACTGTACCGTCCGCAGCCCGATACCATGCAGCATTATAAGATGGTTTTGTAGTTCCGTCAGGCATTTTCATTTTTGGATCATAAGCATCACCGATCAGAGCAAAGTCCTTATATCCCCCTTCTCTGAGCGAATAATTGATATAGGCTCTGTTGTAGTCAGTGAGCATAGGATGAGGGTGCCAGATGGCGAGATAGCGAATGCAGTCTTTACGGAGTCTGGCGAGATTTTCTGCATAATCGTAATCGGGGTCGGGCTCAATCACCAGATCGGTCATAGAGTACAGAGACATTTTGTGGAATTTTTCGGCCATGTTCTCAAAATACTCCTCGTCTATGTACCGGAGATAACTGGCCAGCCAGAAGCACTCTGTTTCTGCGTCTTCCAGCAGATCCACTGTGTCCTCTTCGTCCATCACGTTCAGAAGCTGTTCCATACGTTCATATGCCACGAGGACTGTTTCGGGTTTTACGCATTCTTCTTCAATTTCTGTCAGCAGCCGGATCATTCAAACACCTCCAATATTTTTGTCTTCATATTCAAGCCTGCCATCTCCATATTTCGTCTCTGTGCCGCTTATAGGCACTGGCAAATCCCATGCCGCACCGGTCTGTGATGGTCACCGGGATAAATCCCCGGCGCAGGCACTCCACTTCCAGTGTGGTATATCCCATATTCTGCAGTTCCTGCATCAGCCCGTCCCGGTAGGTTTCGCTGTGCTGAAGCTGTCTTTCTACTTCCTTCGTTTTGATCCGCAGGTCTACTTCGTCGTGCATGAGCCGGTAGCCCTTGGACATGAGCCAGATGATTTCGATATACTGTTCCGGCGGGGCGGTTTTGAAATTGCCGGACAGGGCGTACACCAGAAATGTGATTCCGGCGACGCTGATATAGCTGCTCAGGTAAGCGATCAGGAGGGCGGTGAAAAACGGGGTCCCGCCTTCCAGGGTTCCCCCTACGGCTGCCATACAGATGAAGGTACACGCAAGGGTTATGGGATGGTACAAGAGTTTGACAGCAACTACACCTGCCACTTCCCTGTTGTCTTTTGCGATCTTTTCGGTGGTCTGGCGGTAGAAATCAGGGTCAATCCGGAAGTTCATCGTTTGCCTCCTTTCCGCTCTCTGGCAGAACGCATAATGAAATAGGTATCCAGAGTGTCCTGAAGTTCCGGATATCTGCGGTGGCTGAAACGTGTATCTCCGCCGAGGTCGCAGAGGAAATAGCTTTCTGCAAAATGGGAAAACAGATTTCCGGCTTCGGTTAGGCACTTTGCGGCTTCCGGGTCTGTTGTGGGACTGACATAAGCAATTCCCTTTCCGAGATACACAGCGCCGCTTGTGACGGTGTGGTGTTCTTTCAGGGGATCAGGGTCAGGCTTGTCCAGCCAGAACCAGAAGCAATATGCGGCTCCGGGGCAGACGGCGTTATAGTTTCCGGAGGCGGCGTTCAGCTGGAATTCCGCTCCTTCTTCCGTAAGCCTTGTATAAATCCTTGTATAGGTTTTTATCTTCTCCGCATCGGGTTTCGCGTTTTTGAGAGCGTCTGTTTCCGAAATCAGCGCAGCCATTTGCTGCAGGGTTTCCAGACTTGTGTTCTCTTGCATCGAACGTGTGTTCCTTTCTGTGATGGTATTATAGCATACGAACGGATGTTTGTCAATGGGGTATGGGAAAATTTGTTCGGGTTATTCTGCGGCTGCTTCCAGGGCATCTACGGCGTCGGTGCAGTCGGACAGAATGGAACGGAGACCTTCCAATACGGTATCCTCCAAGGTTTCCCGAAGTTCGGAGAGATCTTCGGTATCGAGGTATCCTTCTGCGTCCTGCAGGCTGGATACGGCTTCTTCCATGGCTTCACCCTTTTCGCTCATCTGGAAAGATTCCGGCAGGTTATCGTATGCGTCCTGTTCATCGGATTCGATTTCCTCGATTTCGCCGAGGGTTTCTGTGAGAATATTTTCCGCTTCTTCCAGAAGTTCTATGGCGGACTGGGTCTTCTCGATGGCGGTCTCAATCTGTTTCCGTCGTTTTCTGTTCATAATCTGGTTCCTTTCTGTTACAATGTCTGTATTATACTGGGTTTTCTGGAATCTGTCAACGAGCAAATATTGGAAGTGCTTACATCATGCGGAAATGGCGTTTTCGGTCATGTAGTCTTCGATCCACGCTTTGGCTTCTTCTCTGGTTCTGGTGACATAATCGGGGTACAGGCACATATAGGTTTCGAAGATGCATTCGGCGGCGATCCGGAAGGTTTCTTCTCCGTACAGTTTCTCAAGTTCCACCCAGCTGTCATAACCGTACATACCGAGGGTGATGCGGAGTTCTTCCTGGGCTTCCTTGTTGCTGAAGTAGTCCATGATGTCTACGATGCCGGTATAAATGTAGTGTTCTTCCTGAAAGGATTCCACCTGGACGAATTCGTATTCGGTATCGGTCAGGCGGCGGCAGTGCTGATTGGTATTGGGGTCGGTGCAGATCCAGTTGGTTGTGGTTGTCATGGTATGTACTCCTTTATTCGATAGGTGTTGTGAGATTTTCTTTCAGCATGATTTCATAGATGGTTTCGAGGGATTCGGGGGAGATTTTCAGATCCCAACTATACGAACGGAATGCCAGCAGAAGGTTTTCCCGGATCTTTTTATGATGGAGATATTCCTGCAGGGTATTCCAGTTTTCAAACAGGACATAATTGGAATTTTCGTCGTCTGTGGGGGTGGGGGCGTATCTGAAGGTTTCCTTATCGAAGCGGAAGGTTCGGGCGGTGCCACAGGTACAGTAGAAATATTTCCGGCCGATTTTGGAGATGGTCATTTCGATGGGGTCGTTATTGTACCTTGCGGCGTTGCCGCCGGGGATGGCGTATACGAGTTGGCCTTCGGTTATAGAGAATGGGGTGGTGTTTTGCATAGGTGGCTCCTTCGATTATTTTATAAACAGAAGTTTTTCTGCAGAGAGTTTGGTTTCGCTGCACAGCTCTTTTTCGGCAGCTCTGTATGTTTCGCCGAGCTGGCGCAGGTCATTGATTCTGTCGGAGTCATAGGGCAGCACTTTTGTGGGGGCAACTCTGCCGAGTAGTTCATATCCTTCAATGGTTACGGTGCCGTCGTTATACCAGTTTTTGATTTTGCCAGCGATGTAATACGGCGGGTTGTCATAATTCCAGATGGCCATGAGGGGCTGTTCGGGATGGGATTCTATAGAATCACAAGCCGTTTTTGATGCTTCGATGATGATTCTGCCGTTGGACAAGGTGATATAAGTGATATACATATCCAGAACGGCATCGGACGGTTCGCTGTCAAGAATGGCTGTACTGAATACAGGAGATGCATCATGCCATGATATTCCGGATTCTGTGCAGTCGAAAATGTCGTAGTTGCAGTTGCAGTCAAAGGTGGGGTTATTGATCAGGTCTCTGACTTTCATATGTACTGTCCTTTCTGTTTCTTTTGGTTTATACCTCTATGTTGTGACACTGAATTTTGACAATATCGCCGGACTCTGTGGTGGTTGGGAGGAAACCCCATTCGTCGGATTTAACCGGACGGTCGGCCAGTCTCGGCGGGATATGGAACAGGTCTTCGCAGTCAATCCAGCAGGCGGCAACAATCCATCCGTCCTCGCGGATGATGCAGAGTTCTCTTGTATTGGTTTGGGTTCGCAGGAATTCTCTGAGAGACATAGGTTGATTCCTCCTTGAAATCGTCGTCTTAAAACCAATTCCCTTGACTATCCTGCATAATCTCTTTACCACAATGTTTACAAACGCAATGTGTAGAGCAACCATCCGACCACTGCGGAGAATTGTCTGGTTGATGCCATCCGAGAACATCGTGATATAATTTCTTAAATAAACCTGTCTTTAAATAAATAGCAGATGCAACTATAAAAATTATTCCAACTGCAAGAAATACCTTTAATACATAAATCATAATTTCACCTCATAAAATCACTTTTTCAGTTTCTTAATGCACTCTATGGAATCGAGTTTATAATTTCCGCCCTGGCCATATTCAGAATGGCTCTTGCAGTATTCTCTTGCTTTAGCAGCAGCATCCTTCTTGTTTTCTGCTTCAATCTCAAACTGTTTCCAGCCAGAAAAATAGGCCTCGATTCTCATGAGATATTTATTCATCTTCGCATGCCTTTCTGTTTTTGATATACTTTATGATTTCAAATATAAACATTACAATCCTAAGCACGAGAACTATTGACCACAATACGATTGCTATACAGCACAAAACACTTACAATATCAAATCCAAACATAATAAACTTATTCGTATTCGATGTCCCGGCAGATATCCAGGATGGTGTCTGTCAGGTTCGGGATGGAATCGATGCCGTATCCGGTACATATTCCCATCATGTCTCCGGCCTGTTCGTCCACGATCTCGCAGCGGTGGCACCACAGTTCGTCAAAGGTATCATAATACAGACTGATATCCAGTCTGTCATATTTTGATATGGAGCATTCCCACACTCTTGTATCGAATGTGGGCGGTTTGTCCCCTTCGCCGTTCCAGAAATCGGGGTTCATTTCTTCGAAGAATGTTGCGGCGATTTCGCAGGCTTTTCCTCTTGTCATATGTGTCCTCCTTTACCATAGATCGTGGACATCTTTATTCAGATCCAGTGCGGTCAGCGGATAAATGTCTGTGATGTCTTTCGACATTTCCACGCCACGCTGCAGGGAGAGTTTGGTGCGGGCTTCCTCTTCGGTTTCGGCAATGACAAAGCCGCCAGAAATACCGTCCTGAATTTCAAAAATCCAGATTTTTGTGATATCCATGCATCCTCTTTTGGAGTCATCATATAACGCAAGGATGGCGGCTTTGACTCGCTCTCGCTTGACATTGATTCTATGATCCAGAATTCGGGCGTACTCTTCGTCGGTTACATCAAATTTGAGGTTGATCACATTCGGTGCTGCCCGGAAAAGAAACTCGGTGCCGTCGTAGTTGCCATAGATATTTTCTTCGACATATTCATCGTTAGATGCTTCGCTGTTCCGCAGGGAGTTCAGGAAATTATCAATGCATGTATGCCACGTTTCGACCATGGAATCCCGATGGGTGTGAATGTTTTCCCGCAGGAATCTACAGACTTCTTCCACATCCTCTATGGCTTTGGCTCTGTCGGTGTATGTTCTCTCGAACTTAAACCAGTCACAGCTTTCCTGCGTCATGCCTCTCGGGACAAACTGGAAACCAAAATCGCCGTCGGTCTGAATGTTGATTGTGAATATGTATTTCATATGCTCCTCCTTTACTGCAGGTGGGTTTTGACCCAATCGGGGTCCAATGTGGGGCGGCCGGTACCGTGGCACTGGAGGACTACCTCGTCCCAGCAGTGCAGTATGCCGCAATAGTTCAGGGGAGCATTCAAGAGAATGGCGGGGATTTTTCCATAGAAATCGTCGTTCTGATATTTTTCTTTATCTTCCGGAGTTACCCATCCCCAGACACCCTCACCGTTTTCGGAATGGATATTATTTTCGGCAGGGATATTGAATTTGATAAGGCCGGCATCGAGCTGGTCTTGGGAGAGCGCATCGATAAATGCGATCTTGTTTTCGATTTTCATATTGTGATTCCTTTCTTAATACAGATCGTACGGATATGGGGCAATCTCTCCGTACATTGCAATGATTTCTTCATCTGTCTTTTTCAGTACGTCGAATATGTATCTGACTTCTTCGCAGCCATCCTGAAGACATTTTGCGATATGGATCATGCCGTCCTCTGTAAGATTGTCGCAGGACGGCGAGCAAGGCATGGACAAATCCAGCATACATTTTGCGCATTTCTTCATGCAGCCGCATTCGCCGCCGCAGTATCCTTTAATTGCCATATTTTTCTCCTTAATGAACAATGTGTTCTTCTACGTACCAGTCGTAACTGATGCCTGTATCCGGTACGAAAATGAGCCAGTGGTCTTCGCCTTTTCCGGCGTACAATCCGGGGTAGTTTTCCTTTTCCAGCTCGCTGTAGATATACTCGAATTGTTCGTCCGCGGCGGCTATGGCTTTTTCGGGGGTATCATACAGGGTGATTGTGGAATCTTCGCCGCAGTCACATCTTACGGAATAGACAGTCATAGTTCACTTCCCTCCCCGCAGGCAGAAAGGCTTGACCACATAGTATACAGGAGATGTGGAGTATTCTTCTTCCATTCTATTCGCATCTTCATTCAGGTCTTTTGCGATGGAATCTGCCATTTCCTTTTCGGCACAGACGCTGATAAGTTCACTGGTTGTTGGCGTTTCACCATATTCATCCACATAAGACGACAGATCGCGGATTTCGATTACGGCATACACTACAGTCATGCGGGCACCTCCTCGTTCCAGGCGATACAGAAGGGGTAGACTTCCTCGAACAGGTCGGGGTCGGCAGGATCTTCGATTGTCTTTTCTGCCAGATAGTCCGGACGGCTTCTGCCTTTACTGGCGTACAGGACGCCGCCGTGGGATTTCCGGAAGAATTTTGCTTCTTCAAGGGTCTGGAAAAACTTTCTTTTATGGGCGATTCTCATGTGGTTTCCTCCTGTTCGTATGTATCTTCCAGAATGTCGGTCAGCAGGATTCCCATATTGGTGATCTCTGCCGAGGTGCTTCTATATGTCTTAATGGTGTTCGTGGCGTAGGGTTCTTCGGCTTCGGTTTCCTTTGCCAGTTCCTCAAACATATCGGACAGGAAACCGCAGATGTCCTCTACCTCACATTCCAGAAGGACATATTCGCGCAGTTTTTCTTTGATTTTAGCCTTGGTCATCTTCGATTTCCTCCTCAAGATCCAGCAGATATTCGTAACCGAAGTATCGGATTTCAGCTTCGGTCAGGCCGTCGTTTTTCAGGCGCTGCAAGTGGTTGCTGCCGGAGATGTTGTTATAGTCTTCTGCGATACCGGAGAGCAGGTTATTTACAATGCTGAGAAGACGTTTATACGGGATGGGTGCTTTGTCATCGTAGACATCGGGCGGGGCCAGAAAGAAGACACCTTCGTAGGCCATGTACAGGGTGAGATTTGAGGGGTGAAGATCCTTCATTTCTTCGGCGCAGCACAGGACGGCTTCGATGAAGGCTGCGTTTTCAACAGGGATGCCGATATTCTCCTGATACTTATGGATCCGTTCGGTATCGGCCAACAGTTTTTTGACATTGCGGGAACCTTCTTCGAACAGGGTGTACACAGCGCTGCGGAAAATCATATCACCGGCGCTGGTATATTTGGTGCGGATTTCGTTCAGCCTTTTGGCGGTTTCTTTGTATGTACTGTAGGTCATGCGGACTTTTCCTCCTTGAAATAGGATTCGATGGACAGGATGATGGCGGTGGTGGGGTTGTACTCCTTCATGTGGATCAGGCGCATGGCGGATTTGGTGACTGCCTTGACTGCTTTCTGTTTTTCGGGGAACGGCAGGTGCAGGAAGGCGGGGTATTCCTTGATGCGGTCTTCTACGTCATGGAGCATAAACAGAAGCTGCTGTTCTTCGTAGGCACGGAACAGTTCCTCTTTGGTGAGGGTGATTCGCTGGTCATTTCTGGTGATTGTCATTTTGTTCCTCCGGGTATTTTTCGTGAACGAGGGAATTCAGGATTCCGATCTGTTTTTCGCGGACGGCTTTTACGTAAGCAGCAACGTTGGTTTCAATTTCTTCCAGTGTGCCTACGACGCCTCCGTAGCCGTCGCCTTCAACCTGAAGACAAACCCATCTTGGATACGGTTTAGGATCGTAAGTTTCATCGGCGCAGTCGCTGTTCAGGTAAAACTTCTGCATGGCTGCCAGTTCTTCGTAACTGCGGACATAAAGCCACATATAATCGGAAGAGTCTCCTCCGGCTATAGAACAATAGTGCTCAAAACGAGGGGTATTATATCCAACGGTTCTTTCATATTCGACACAAGCTTCTTCGGAGTTGAATTCGGTGCCGTCTTCTGCCAAATAGGCATTCACGGATTTGTATGTTGTTACAGGAATGCTTTTCGTAATTCTTCTCATAATTTATCCTTCCTTTATGATTTTGAAGTTTTCGGGGATGGTGGCGGAGTAGATTCTGCCGTTTTTGAACCACTTGAGTTTGCCGTTATAGTGGCAGCGTAGCAGTCGGATTTGTTCTCCGGCTTTGGTGCCGTCTGTGAGGTCGTATTTTGCCGGGAACTCGATGACACTTCCCTCTTTCAGTCTTGCCAGTGTGTTTTTCCATTTCCGCTTTGCTTCGCAGCGGTTCCGCCAATTTTCAGCGTACTCTGTGGTGGGCGGAGGGAGAAGATCGAGGATCTTTTTGGGGCAGTCACACTCGGCAGGGCCCATGGATTCGTCGATGGATTTATGCCAGAAGGTATCTCCGGTGATTCTTGTGAGCTCGACCATACCGAAGACCCGTTTTTCGGTCAGCTCTGGGTGATCGGTTACGGATACGTGCTGTTCAACGGCCCCGTACCATGTGGCACCGACCATAGAAGAAGCAAGGGGTTTGGAAATGCAGATTTTCGTTTCCATTTTGCCGTTTACATCGATACAGGTTTTGGATGTGAAATTCCAGATGGCGTCGCATTCGGCTTTGCGGTCGCATTTTCCTTCGGAAGTATAATATGTAATGGTGTCGCCGTACCAGCCCATATGGGTTCCTCCTTTTGTTGTTAAAGTTTAATCCACCAGTCCGGGGCAATATACCAGGTGTTATCCTGCTTATCTCTGGCAAGGCCGATCCCTTTGAAGAAATCGGCGCTGTCCAGAGTCAGAACCTGATTGTTGCCGTTTTCAGATGGATCCGAAAGGGTTCGGATTCGTAATCTATCACCTTGGTTGTATAGGTGCCGTCTGTGATATAGACGATTTCGCCGCGCTGCAGGGCTTCTTCCAATATTTGTAGCCAGTACATACGCTCACCTCAATCCGGGACACACTGGATGTACAGATTCACAAAGTTGGCAGCGGCGTAGTTCTTTTCTGCGGCGTGGAATTTGCAATCCGGGATATCTTCGATGATTTCCCAGTCAAGGTCTTTTGCCAGAGCCTTTTCGGTTTCAAGAGCTTCACGATAGGTATCGATGGCTTCCGGCATGGTATGTTTTACAGCCAGAATGTCGGTGGCTCCGGCACATTCTTCGGCCCATTCCATGATGATCAGGTAATGCATTCAGTCCTCCTTTAAGGGATATAATCGAATTCTGCGGGGCCTCCGGAATCCTGTACATATTGTATACAGGATTCTACGGTAAACTCCGTTCCGTATTCCGGCCACTGCTCAAAGGTATCCGGGGAATCGAAATAGGACAGGATCATCGAAACAAGATGCTCGATAGATGTTTTGGGTGTATATCCGATTTCAGTGATCCAGTCTGCTATGCGGTCACAGTCACATTTTTTCTGTTCGGCGGTATCTGGAATATATGTCCATCTGCCATAGGTATCGACCATAGTTAGTCCTCCGTTTCGATTTTGTCTGCCATAACGGCGTAGCGGCGGTAGTCCTGTCCGCAGCCCCAGCTGATCTGGTTATAATATTCGTGTTCTGCGGTTTCGTCATTCTGGTCGTAGGAGGATTCCATGAGGCTGCCGTACAGGGGGTATCTGGTGGTTGCGCCGGGGTTGAAGCGGGCGAGTTCTTCCTTCATGTCGATCCGGAAATTTTCCATATAGGTTCTGGCTTCCCGTTCGGCTTCTTCGGCGGTTCTGCAGATCTGGCGGATGCGGTAGATATATTCGTGGGTATCGGCGTTTTCGTACAAGGTGGATACGGTGTACAGCGTTTTGGGGATGGCGGTCGGCTTGGGTTCGGGAGTAATGAATTTTTCAAAATCCCGATATACATTTTCTTCGAACATTTTGATCAGGTCATTCTTAATCTCCCGTTTTTCGTATGGGATCATCAAAATGATCTCATGGCCGAAAGCGTCTGTGTCCTTACCGTACAGAATCTCACAGCCGGGACAGGTTAAAGTTTCGGCGTAGTTTCTCAGGTTGTTTTCCCGTTCCGGCTCGATTATATCCGGCATCACATCTTCCAGATAGTTGTAATCGAACAGAGCGACGTATGCGGTATAAGCTTTGTAGTTCCAGGAAACGACATATTCGGGTCTGTCATTACGCTTTGCCATGTACAATTCCTGTTCCCGGAGAGGCATAACGGTAATATCCTGAGCAGGGTTATAACTGTCTACGGCGTATGGATTGATGAGTTCACCCTCCGCATTACACCAGTATTGAAACGACTGATTTTCGTAGATTTCATTCAGGTCTTTCATCCTGTACCTCCTTGATATAATCATAGATGGCGTCCTCGATGGTGCGCCAGTATGCGTCGTTGTAGGTGAAGTCTCCGGACTGGCGGGTTTCTGCCAGATCCAGGATTTCGTAGAAGTCGGGGCCTATATCTTCTGGGATTTCGCCGTCGGCGGTCATTTCTTCCCATTTCTGCTCCACATCGGACTTCATGCCTTCTTTCAGGAATTCGGTTTTCAGATTGTATGCTTCGAGGTCGGTCAGTTCGATGATTCTGGTGCCGAGGTCGTATTTGGTACTGGGGATGACTTCGGCGATTTTACGGAATCGGATGTATTCTCCCAGTTCACTTTGAGACCATCCGTCGTAGCCGTACAGATATTTCGTATCGGTATACAGAGGGACGATACCAAGCTGTTCTATCATCAACTCCCAATCCCGGATATCTGTAACGGATACAGAGATAAATCCGGATTCCTGCAGGATGGTTTTATAGGATCCATGGTTCTTTTGTATGTATACATGAGTGATTCCGGGATTTTTATATAATTCGATTACCATGCGGGTTCCTCCTTTTACAGGTGATTTGTCAGCTTGGACAGAAATTTTGCGACGTCGAGGATAACATCTTCGTCAATGAGATAAGTGGTGCAGTAATATTCTCTGCCCAGGCACAGAACGGTTTTTGGGAATGTGGTATCACTGAAAACTACATCCGGAAGCTCGGCATAGTCCCCATCAAATTTTGTGTCCAGAACTTCCTTCTGGTACCATTCTGCCTGTTCTCTGTTTTGGAAGGTGACCAGTTTAGAGAAATCCGGTTCGGTGTCCCAACTCACATAAGGAACATAGATATCTGTTTCCTCCGGAGGAGTGATTTTCGACTTACCGAATTTGTCTGTGAATTCTTCCCCGAATGATTTATCTGCCACCTTTATCAGATTGGCCCACTCATGGATCTTGCCACGATTTTTATACGGGATCAGCAGAAGGAATTCCGCTTTATCAGTCATGTCGGATCTACTCATTGACCAGAAGTCCAGATAACATTCAGCGTCGGGCCCGAGCAGAATTTCCAGATTGGTGAAGAAATCGATCATCCATTTCTGCCAGTCTTCCGGGATATTTCTGACGCTGTAATCCACTTCGCCAGACAGCAGTTCATGCAGACAGTCGCCGTCGTATTCCATGGCCAGAATCATATAAGCCATGCCGTCTCTGGTTGCCACATAGGCATACGTAGGCTGGTCGAGGTATGCTTCGTACAGATCCCGTTCTGCCGGAGAAAGGAATGACGGGTCGTCGTAGTTCGTCGGGTTATAGGGGTCGGCCAGTTCGCCGCCGCTGTTGCAGCGATAGGTAAGGTTGTCGAGGTGGGTTTTGTAGTCCTGTTCGGTATAGATAACTTTCATTTGGTTCCTCCTTAACCATAAATTCTGTTTTCGACCGGCAGATCCCAGCACTCTATAAAGATTTCTTCGTCGCCAGGACCCATACAGCAATCAGTAACCAGATCCTCTCCGTCGTACACCCAATACCACATTCCGACGCCGGAAAAATCATGGTTTTCGTCGAGATCGTTCATGCGCTTCTGCCAGTCCTTCAGGAATTCTTCCGGGGAGTCATACGTACAGAAAGTGTGTACAGTTGTGTCCATCAGATCGTATGTAAAATTCACATACCGGTCAATCTCATTACCATTGGAGTCGAATTCTTCATCGGGAGGATCTGTGATTGCCATGATGATCCTGCCTTTCGGCACATCGATATCGAATGAGCCACCGCATTCTGGACAGGATACATGCCAGCCGAGTTCATCAATAGAAACCCACTTGCTGTAGAATTGGTGTTCGCAGTGGGGACAGATGAAGTTTTTATCGAGAGTTTTCATTTGGTTCCTCCTTTTGATTAGATTACCACGGGAATTCATCTTTGTTTTCGTTCTGTCTGTGCTCCGCCAGCTTCTGCTCGAATTCTTCTTCGTTCAGGAGCCACCAGTCTTCATGCCGCCAGAAGCTGAGGTACATTTCGTCAAAGCGATCCCCGATGCCCTGCTGTTCGAAGCTCTCGCCCCAACCGTCGGAGAGCTGACCGGTTATGTAGTCTTTTAGCTCGGATTCTTCTTCCGGGGTCAGGGGATCTATGAGAGAGACGGTGATAGCACCATAGAGACCGACGTTCAGACAATATTTTACGCCGATATTAATGTAGTAGATTTTTCGCAAGGTCTGAAAAGGAGCATCAAAGTATTCTGTGAGATCACAGGGAGCATTGTGCTTGTACAGCTCGATGCCCTTTTGTATATCATAAACATGTTTGGAAATTTCCCACGGGTCGATGATTTTTGCTCCATTCCGGCGCAAGGTAAGCGGGCAATAGAAGGTTTGGAAAATCATATCTTCTGTGGAAATATTGTCATATCCGGCGTTCCTGATGCTGTCTGCGAGGGTATTCATGTAGGAAAACATATCATTTTCGGAAACACGGCATTCGAACGCATCCGGAGCATTATCGAGAATTTCAAGCAGTTCATTGTACAGGTGTTCAATGCGTCTTAACATTTGGTTCCTCCTGAAATTTTATAATATGTATCGGCGTCTACGTGGTACAGGTACTTGCCGGCCTGAACGCACAGAACTTCTTTTGCGCCGTAAATCCCGCCGCCCCAGATGCGTTTCATACCGGCTACATTGGGATAGGGGCCGGCGTTGGGAAAACGGGAAAGGTTCAGACGTTCGGCTTCTTCTCTGGATATACGAAGGGTTTTCATTTCTTACCTCTCAGATTCGTGATATGGTCGGGATATACTGCCATGAGTTCGCCCTTCGTAAAGAACCATGTATCCTTGTGTGTAAGCTGCTCTGTTACCCGGATCTGGGTGTACAGAATACTGTGGGGAGACCATGGAAATTTTGTGAGGGTTCCTTTTACAGTAATCTTATCACCGTCAGAGCATTCTATAAATACAGTTACTTCTGCTCCTGGTATCATATCTTCGATACGGATACCGTAACTGTTTCTGCCTCCATTTCTGTCAAAATCTGCTTTATAATACAACATAATTCAATGCTGATGAAACCATACGGCTTCTCCCTTCTTCAGTTTCCAGCAGCTTGCGTCTGTTCTGACACAGTCTCCGCAGTGGCCGCTGCATTCTCTGGCGTGGGCTGGGATATTGCTTGGGGTTTCGTCCGACTTGAACTTCACCCAGCTTTCGGGGAAGTTATGGGGATTCGGGCATGGAAAATCCCCCCATCTGGAATATACAATCCGCAGATTGGAGGGAATGATGTGTTTTTCGGCTATGTAGTTGTTGATCATCTCATACTTCTTAGTAAAACATAAGAAGCTTGTCTCTCTGTGGGCTCTGGCGAGCCGGCACATTCTCCGCAGGAAATCTTCGTCCGGGATGTCGCCGGAGCTGAACCATCGGAAGAATCTATAGGGGATATCCTTCAGGTACAGGTCGATTTCCGTGAAGAAGCGGTCGGGGTCGGCGTTCCAGAGGTCGAGATTCCGCTGCAGGCAGTCCTTGACGTTTCTGAAGACGAAGCGGCCGTGGGTGGCGTAGCAGAGCTTCTTACAGGGGGCGTCTTCCCGGCAGGTCTGGATGGGCGGCAGGTTTACGGCGGGGATTCTGTCGCCGAGTTTGGAAATGCCGTTGGTTATATGCACTGGCACTTTTGTTCCCTCCAATCTATTTGGTTGTGAATGAGCTTTAGGGTTCTATGACTTCGTAATTCAGAATTTTTCCTTTAATGAATTTGTTTTGGAATTCTTCGACCATTTTCGACTCGAACTCCGCTTCTGTCATACGAAGAACAGCGAAATCAATCTGGAGATCTAAGTTTAAGTATGGCCTGCACAAATAGGCTGCGTGAACATCATAGATTTTTTCAACGTCCGGTTCTGCCCACCATATATATTTGATTTTCATAGGCACCTCACAGACCTACCCTTTCCATGACCTTCTGAGTGAAGGTATCCAGAACCGGGTGGCCGTCCATCAGTTTGCCCCAGTTGTTTTCCCGGTAGTTTGCAGTCTGGCGTTTGGGAGCGTTATGGGTGACCATATCGGACATGGCGTTGATGGCACCCCATGCGGTTCCCACGAACTTGGCGATATCCGGGGCGAAGTAGCAGACCATGTACTCGTCCTTGGTGCGCTTTACGGTTTCCTTGCGGCGGTCGGAGTCGTCTTCCTGTACCGGCCACATTTCGTTCAGGATTTCATCGAGGGTTTGTCTTGTGATTGCGGCGTTGGCAAGGTCGTCGGCTTTCTTATCGAGGTTGTACATATACTCTTCGCTGAAGGCCAGAACTTCTCTTGCTTCCTGCATTTTCTCGTTCAGGTCGCCGACGTGTTTGGTTGCCCAGTGGCGCTTGGCTTCACGGAGAGCGATGGTCAGGGTGTTATTGCAGACCACACGGATGGGGGTTACACAGGCTCTGATGGCTCCGGAACCGTCGTGGGTATTGGTGAAACAGAGGTAGGGATCTACCTCGTCACCAGCTACCTTTGTCTGGGGGAGCTTGGCAAGGAGCCAGACGGTTTTTCCGTCTCTCAGGCTGCCTGCGGTTTCGTATCTGACATCTCCGCCAATGAGGTTATCTGTAAAACTAAATGCTTCTGTGTTCTGGCAGATTCTGTAGCGGTCGGTGACTATTCCCAGAACGTTGTTGTCTTTGGACCTGGTATTGGCTTTCCAGCCAGGGATTTCGATTCCGGCTTCGGTGTAGATGGGTTCGGAGGTTACCTCCCAGTCCAGACCAGCGAGACGGAGGGCTTCGGCGCTGGTGGGGGCGGTTTCGACTCTTGTTCCAAAACCGTACCACGGAACTTCTCTTACGTACATTACGCTTTCAACCATGTGTGCCATATTGTTATCTCCTTTTTATTTAACATGTTTCCATCGTTCTCTTTTCACGATGCGTCTGATATTGTTGGGTGTGTCATCGAACATTTTTGCAAGCTGCGAGACGGTATAAATCTTATAGTCATACATATCCCGGATAAAATGTATATCATAATTCTCATGTTTGGCGTTATAATTATTTTCGCCGACATTCCTTTTAAGAACTTCAGAAGCATGCTTGGCTTGTTCTTTGAATGTAGCCCATTCAAGATTCGCTACGGAATTATCTCTTCGGTCTCCGCTGATATGATTGACTGTTTTCTTTCCTTCCGGATTTGGTATGAATGTTTCGGCAACGGCTTTATGTACTCGCATCCATCCGTGATAGTGTTGTCCGTCATGGACATAGTCGTATCCGAACTTCAGATAATGACCGTCGTATGATTGTGCCTTGATATGCCCATTCTTTGCATTCCGAATTCTTCCGAGGGTGCTTGCCTCGTATCTACCATGCAGGCTCTCAATGGGCTTCCACAATTCTTCTGTCAATTTTCAGGTTCTCCTTTATGTATCAAAATGTTAAGTCCGGGTCTTCCGGCGGGGATTCGTATTCTACGGTTACTTTGATTTTGCTCATTGGTACATCTCCTCTCTGAATTTGATCATTGCCATGCGTTTTCTTTCTATGGTGGATTTGGTCAGGATGCCATCTTCGGCGAACTGGATGATTTCGTCAAAGGTGATTTCGGGGATCATCTTATCGAGGAAGGTTACGAACATATCCTTACTGACATGATAGTTCTTATGGGCGTGGTCGAGGATGTTGTCGATCAGCTCTCTGGTGAAGGAACACCGCATAGGCTCCGGGAACTGGTCGATCAGGTATTCCTTGAATGCGGTTTCGTTGAAGCCGTCACGCATATTAACAACTCCTTCCGTATGTGACAAGAAACTCTTCGATTGGGCCGTCTACATCCAGGCAAAGCCAGTCACATCCGTGTGCAAAGGAAAGTCCCATCAGCAGGAAGAGATCTTCCGGAACATTTTTGCGGAATGCATCGATATCATCATAGTAATTGCGCGTAAAAATCCAGAAACCGTAGCCTTCCTTTTCATAGCATACAACTTCGCCAGATTCTACGGCTTCTTCCAGAAACCGTATGGTTTTTTCTGATATATGATCGAGAGACAAGGTCATCATTTTGCAGATTTCCATCAGTTCACCGTTCCCTTTCCGTCGTATGGCAGATAGGTATAGTCTTCGGGTCTGCCGCTGTAGCGGATCTGGAGAATTCTGTCATCCTCCACGGTTTCGGTGCCCCTGCTGTTCATGATCATGCTGCAGATGTCGCCCGGGAGCCAGTCTTCGATGGGGGTTTCATATGTGAACACATGGCCGGTTGCTGTCATCAGGGTCAGTAGGTTCTGAGATTCGTTGGTATTGACGACTATGGCCGTCTCAGGGTACAGGTTTTTTGGTTTGGGTATGGATGTAGCAATCGCGCCTGTTATGACTGATAGAATCAGGGCAATGGCAAAAATGGCGGCTTTGTCTTTTAATTTCATGCGTTCCTCCTGTATCCTCTCTGGTTGATTTTCCAGCCGTATACTGCGGCGATTCTGTCTCCCAGACGGTATGTATAGTGGCTTCTCTGCCACCCGGTAAACTTATCTTCCATCAAGTTTCCGCAAAGGGCCTGCAGGCGGTCTTCGGTTTCGCCGGATTTATCTGGGCGAACGCCACGATATGTATAATAGTTGGTGCCATCATGATGGGCTTCTCTGCAGCACAGGTCCCCGTGTTCGTCCAGATACCAGTGGCAGGTGCTGTCACAGTCCATCAGTGAGCTCAGGCAGTCGGCGACGTTGCCGCTCCGGATAATTTTTACGGCGGTATGTCTGCCATCCCATCTGCCCATATCGGCGATGCAGAGGATGGGGGTGCCGAGGTTTATATTTAAGTTTGTGCGTTCGTCATCCAGATACTGGTCATTCAACTCAACGGCCAAATTGTATGCTTCGTAATCTTCCAGTAACTCTTCCCTGCTTTTGTCCGGAAATTCTTCTTCGAGAAAATCCAGCCAGTCTTCGATCTGGATTTCTGCATTCCAGATGGTGTGCTTTATCATGTTTACCTCACTTTCGAAACGGTCTTTCCGTTATGCTTGATGATGATTCGCTCGGCGCACTTATACTTGACGGCTTCCCGGGAGAATTTCACCATGGTGTCCAGTTCGTACTCCGAATCCGGGAAATCCCGGATATCGAAGCACTGGCCGTTCTTATTTATATACAACAATGTGAACACTGAGTGGTAACAACTTCCTTTCGGTTGGTATTTATATGAGAAGCAGGAAACGCTGTGGTAACTGCTTCTTTACGGGTCAGATTTAAAAACGAAGATGTTCAAAATTTATGGTAACAACTTCTTTCCATGGAGTATAGCACAAGAACACCTGTTTGTCAAGCGGTTTTTGTATTTTTGTTTCCGGGAATTTCTTCCTTGGCTTTTTCAGCCAGTTCAGACAGGTCAAACTTGCCGTCGTGGACCTTATGCATGAGTTCGTACACAGCCATATGCTCTGTGCAGTGTGGGCTCATAGCCTTGGCGGCGGAGACGAACTGTTCCAGGGGCATTCCATTGATCACTTCTGCCACATCCAATACGTCTTCGGTGGGATCTTCGTGGCCGGATTTGATGTACAGCTTCCGCCAGAGGGTCATGATGGGGCGGATACAATAGCTGCTGAAGGCGTTCAGGTCGGTGTGCCAGCCGGCCAGCTCAATGAACTGGAAGATGGCTTCGGCTACGGCGGCTCCCCAGTGTTCGATGATGCTCTCCATACCGGATACATCCTTAAGGAGAGGGATGTCGAACTCGCCTGTCTTGAACAGGAACACGCCGTGGCGGTCACAGAGCTCTTTCAGGATGGTGGCACCGGTTTCGCCCACGGTGAGTTTGGCTCTCAGCATATCTCTTGGGCGGAGTCTTCTGTTGTTGTCGTTCTGCTGGTAGAAGAGTTTTGCTTCTTCTTCCTCTGACAGACCCTTGAACACTCTGCAGGGGAGCATTTCGACGTTTTTCAGTTTGGCGGCCATATAGCGGTGCTGTCCGTCGATGATCAGGAAGGTGCCGTCCTCCTTCCAGCTGACGGTCAGGGGCTGGCATTTGGTGATGTCCCATTCTTCGGCGATTTTGCGGTAGTGGTCGGCCAGGTCGCGCTGGATTCTGGGATGCACCTGCAGCATGGCGGTGGGAAGATCCTTATAATAGATGCCGCATACCTTTGGGACATTTGCCATCATGGCGTTTGCAAGGGATACGTTCGACATGGTTTCGGTCATGGATGCGTTTACGGATGTGTTGATAATGGTAGGCATAATTGATTCTCCTTTTATGTAAAAATTTTAATGGATAGTATAAGAAAAAGAGCCTTATTTCGGCTCTTGTGGAATTTTGTATGTAGTTAGTAGGGGTTGATTATAGCTTTATTGAGCTGTCACCTAATATGATATATAAATATCCATATCGGCAGTATACTGCAGAGTATAAAGGCGGTTATCATCGATGCCTTTTACGCATTGCATCCAGCGCCCGTCTTCATCCAGTTCTGGTTCGCCGCAAAGGATCAGATCATCTTCGCCGCGGTCAGACATAAAATCCTGCACCATGATCTCGAATGTGTTCTTATCGAGGCCGCTGGCATCCTTTTTCGGAAGTTCCATTTTCTCACCTCATTCGGTTTTGATTGAAATTTACTGTGTCATATGCCGATGCATTTCAACCTCTTGAATTAAAATACACCACAGCGGACTCGCTAAACAAGTCTTGCGACTTATTACACGGTTCATCCCCACACAGTGGGGCAATGCTGTGGTGTACTTATATTATAGCATATCAGCGGCTTCTTGTCAAGGGGATTATCTGCCGAAAATGTTATCCAGAATAGGGTCCCCGGTCTGGCTGGTTCTGCCGGGGGCTTCGATAAAGATAACGTCCACGCAGTCTCTCGGGGCGGACTGGAATCTGATTTCGCCCTTGGGTCTGGTGAAGGAGCGGGGGACACGGACGCTCCCCAGCTCCGGCATGATGCAGGACAGGACATGGCTCAGGGCGTCGTTGGCTTTCTGCAGGCGTTCGATTTCGGTCTGCAGTTTGATGTTTTCGTCACGGATCCGGAGGTTTTCGGATAGGAGGAAGTTATTGTCAAACATATATATATTCTCCTTTACAGGTCGTAGGTTGTGAGGTTCCAGCTGTGACCCATTTCGTAATAACAGCCGTGTCGGGCGAAGATTTTGCGAAATTCTTCTTCCAGTTTCGCCCAGCCGGGGGTATAGGCGTTGAGAACGTGGTTTAGGCTGCCTTCAAAGGACATGGAAAGTCCATCGGGGTTGACGTACTCGAAGTAGTCACGAGGATTTTTGTCCTTAAAATAGTAGAGCATTGCGCCGGGGTCGGGACAAAGAAGGGCGTTTGCTTTTTCACTGCCCCACTGGATGCAGTTAGTGATGGCGTGGCCGTTAAAATAGATGATGTTGTCGCCCCAGAGGTCGTTCTTGACGCACCACCGATAGATATCCCATGCCAGTTTGCCGAATCGGGTTTCAAAAAGGGCTTTGGTATTCATTCCTCTACCTCCCCGAAGATTTCTTCGTATTCGTCGCCGTCGAGGTGTTTTTCTACCCATCTTTTCGCCTCGACTTCGGTCATGGGGATGATTTTTTCTCCGCCGCCGGTCATATTTCCGTAGGACTGGGAATACTTGGACATGGGGCCGCCGCTGCCGTACAGGAAATATTCACCGGTACGTTTGCGGTACAGGATTTCTCTGCAGTTAGAAAAATCTCTGATAGAAAGCCCGTTCCACCATGAACCAACTTCTGTAGCGGTTTTTGTGTCGTATTTTTTACCGTTTATGATCTGTTTCATTTTGATTCTCCTTATGCTGCTTTGGACGGACACTTCAGTTTGCGGACATAGTACCAGCCGAGGGGGAGTTTCCACTCTACCCGGTATATGGTTGCGTTCATGAATTTTCGGGCGTGTTCTCTGGCACCTGTTATGGTATCAAATTCGCTGGTGTGCTTTTCTTTGACGTATACTCTGCCGGTGCGGTCATCCAGCAGGGGGTGAAAAACGACAACGTATTTCATTTTGATTCCTCCATTTCTACTTCGTAGCCGGGCAGCAGGACTCCGCCTACCATGAAGCCGCTCTGGTAGCCGTTTATGATTTTCGGCTGTAGTTCGGCGAAGTATTTATTATACTTCTTGAAGCGGCCTGCCAGATATTTTTCGGCGGATTCCAGATCCTTATAGGTTTTATGATGCTGACCGTCAATGGCTTCTGGATACGGTGCCGCCGGGGACTGGGCGTAAAATGACCAGCTTATATCATACCCGGTAATTGTTTTTTCGCCTTTCACATAACTGGTATTTTCACGCAGGCATTCCCAGAATTCGTAGGTCTTATTGGAGATGGTGCGTTCAGTATACCATTCTTTCCGTTCTGTCCACTGGTTACCGGAATGATCCCGGGTCTTTGTCTGCTGATACTTAGATGCCATTTTTAAGATTGTGGTTTCGCCAGCCTGCTCTGCCCACTCATCCAGAATGGCTTTAGCTCTCTGGTACAGTTCCCTTTCCCGGTATTCGGAACTGCCGATAGCCTGTTCCAGTTCAGTGGGGTTTTTGTCGATGTATGGAACAATGTTGTCTATTTTGGAATTGTAATGGACGGTACGTTCCAGTGTGGCTTTCTCGCCGGATACGAGACGGTCGGCGTAATCGTAAATATCAGGCATGGTCTTCCTCCTTTATGCGGATCAGCTTTGCGGCGAATCCGTTTTTCTTTAGCTCACAGTAATACCCATTTGCAAGCTGCTCATTCTTGAAGTCTTTTTTGCGCACATGACGGCGGTCTTTATTATAGCTTACAACACGATACACAGTGCGGATCATATTTCCTCCTCAGCTTGCGTAGCAGCCAAATTTTTTATAGATGTAGTCAAGAAAATCCCACCAGTTTCCAATGTATTCCTCCCTCCCGGACGGATACAGTCGCTCGAAATAACAGGACTCCTCGCACCCATTTTCATAGACAAACTCACGGATGGCGGCGATCTGTGCCTCGGTGGGCTTTCGCATAAACTCGAAGCCATTGGATTCCGGGGAGGTTCTGATATGCCCACGGGACAACATTCCCTCTACGCCATACCAACCGGAGCCAGAATGATAACGGGATTTTGTCGTGTTGAACACGGTAGAGATTCTGCGGTGGTCATCTCCGGTACAACGAATATCCACATTTGTTCCGTCTGCCATTAGGTATCCGCCAAGATAGGAGTGATTCTGGGAACACGGAAATGTTTTCCGGATCCGTTCTTCGATTGTGATATTCATTTTACTTCCTCCGATACGATGTCGTCGCAGTCCCATGTGATGGTGTAGTGGTAGCGTTTTTCCATTGTGGTTCCTCCTTATTTGCAGAGCTGTTCCAGAATTTCCTTGAAGCAGGCTTTTCTCGCCATATTATCATCAATTCCGTTCTGGTAGTATTCAATATTAGCATTAGGGTCTTCTTGCAGAACATTATTGATCCGTTCGTTGGCATACTCGATTTCCAGATCGCAGTTTTTGATCTGAGAATCGATATATTCGCATATGGTTTCGATAGATTCCGCCTTGATTCTTTTCTTCTTGTAGATAGTCATGATTTGGTTCTCCTTTATATATAATAATTTTTGGGCATAGAAAAAGAGCCTTGGACTTTTGGCGTCTCGGCTCTTTGGGGAATTCAGTTTTCGGCTTGGTTATGATCCCGCTCTGCGGCTTCGGCGATTCTGACAGCGGCCAGCTCGGGACTGAACAGCAGCTGTCCTGCAGCAAAACGGTATTTCAGCCACAGCTCAGCGAATTTTTCGGGAATGTTTTCCGGGTATTCGGCTTCCGCCAGTGCCAGATCAAGAACATGATGGGCGAGGGCGGCAGTAAACTCCTTTGTGTCGTTTTTCATGGTGTTTTCCTCCATGTTTGTTTGGGTATAGTATACCCTATTCCGCCGGATTTGTCAAGTCAGGCGGACGGCGGCGACTCTGTCTCCGTAGATCAGCTGGGCGGCTCGCTTCGGCTGGGTGGATCTGGGCAGGTAGACAGTAGCGAAGGTATTGGTTTTTCGTCTGCCGCTGGCGGTGAGGATGCCGGTATACTCTGCTACGCGGTAGGCGAGGAGTTTTGCGGCTTCGTCGTGGGACAGGATTTCGATGCCGGATTCGGTCAGTCTGCCGTTCTGGAAGACGGAGAAGGCGAACTGGTAAGTGCCCTCATAGTTATTTGAGGGGGCGGGTTTCGCGAGGATGGATTTTGCGGTGTAGATTTTCATGGTTTGCTCCTTTCGGGTATTTTTTGGTTGGGTGGGGACTGATACGCTCATATCCCCGAGAAGCGTAGGGTTTTGGGAGGTTGGCGGTTCTGGAAAATTGAAAATCAGCTTAGTTATATCACGCAGCCGACTGCACATAGCAACCCAATGACGGCAAGCCACGGGCGCAGGGCTTCCGTGGGGATTGCTGCTTCTTCTTGGGATACGCGGGGACGGGCGGCAGTTCTGCCGAGGTAGTAGGATATCCCGGCGGTTGTCAGAACGAAGAAAATGGAGAGAGTGGTGGTGTATGTCATGATGTACTCCTTTCGGTATAGAAAAAGCCGTAGAGTTTTGGGCACTCCCGGCTTTTTGAAAATTGAAATTCGGCTTGGGTTATATGAAATTATTCGCAGTCGGCCTCATCGTCCTGCCATGCGAAATTGATTCGCTCTTTGAGTTCGTGGATTTCGATATCGAGATCCATTATCTCGGCTTCCGTTTCGGGAGTCAGAGGCAGGGCGGCTCGGCGGGACTGGAGTTCCTTCAGGCGTTCTTCCAGTGTGTGAGGGTTTTCGTATTGGCGGTACATCAGTGCACCTCCATCCAGCGGGCGAAATAGTCCGCTTCCGGTTCGTATGTAATGGTGCTGGGATCGTCCATATAATCCTCTCTGTGGTGGTAGATGTCGGACATATCGCAGAGGATGTCATGAATCTGGCGGTCTGAGTCGCTGGGGTTCAGGTGTTCCCGGATCAGGCGGGTAAGCTCAGCAACGTGGACACCTGCCATATTGGCGTAATAGAGGTCGTCCATCATCTCTCTGTACTGCTGGCGTGTGAGACCGGCGGCAGGAGTATCCTGTATAAGCAGATCTATGTGCCGGGACAGGTTGTAGGTATACTCTCCGATCAGTTCCACATAGGGCGGCATGAATTCAAGGAAAATATAGTCGATGACTCTGGACACTTCGGATTCGGGGATGTCGATCCAAACGAAGGTATTGAAATCAATGGGTTCAAGACCACCGGCGTTCAAGAGAGCAGCTTTTTGCAGTTCCCGGCGGGTAGGAATGGATGCGGTGGGGAAACGGATGTCGTACAGCATGATGGTGTGTCCTTTCTGTTGTATTTGTAGTTGGTTGGGGATTGATGTGCTCAAGTCCCCGAAAGGCAATAAAAAAGAACCGCTGGCGTGGCGGTTCTGGGTGGTGGTTATTTGCGCTTTCTTTTCAGATTCAATCCATATGTGCGGTTCAAGGCGTTAATAATTAACTCTGAAACTGTCATTTCATATTCTTCTGCAGTTGATTTCAATTTGTCCATATCCTCACGAAGAATTTTAACGGATACATTTGAATAAGTTTTCGCCTGATATTCTTTGCTATATTGCTTTTCATCAAATGCCAAACAAAAAACCCCTTTCGTTCGTGGCTATGTAACTGCATTATACCACAAAACGATTGGGGTGTCAAGATTTATCGAGTTGCTCTGTGTTGTTCCTCTATAAGAACCTGTGTAGTGGATTTGCAGAAGAATTTGCATTTTGCATCATATGCAGGTTTGGGAACTTCTGCCATTCGAGTATAATTCCGGTAAGTTTCCGGATACCTCTTTCGTGATTCTGCCGTGGCAGCGTTCTGTTCTGCTGTAATGCGGCGAAATTCGCGGTTCAAGTCTTTCGTAAAGGAAGAATTTTCTTCAAATTTTTCCCATTTTCCGCCTATAAGTTTGAAGACGCGCGTGGTGTCCATTGCCGGGCTTTTGTACCCGGTAGAAATAAACGGGTATTTTTTACAAAATCCATAGAAACAGCCCGTTGGTACGGTTATACCGTAAAATCTGACTGTCTCCATTTGATCGGCGTACTTTATATATCCTTGCATAGTATTTCCCTTCCTGGTGTGGCGGCACTGAACAAATGTTTTTTTAGTGGGCAAAAAGAAAAACGCCCTTTTGGGCGTTCTCTTTATGCGGCTTTTTCTGCCTTTGCATTTTCCGCGGCTACAATCGCGGCGGCTTCAGATGTGGCGCTGTTTTCAGCTTCCTTTTTCTTTGCGGCGGCTTCCTGTTTTGCTTTTTGGGCGGCTTTCTGTGCTTCCTTGCGTGCGGCTTTTGCGGCGGCTTTTTCGGCGGCGTATTGTTCTGCGGTCTTGCCAACTTTCCCCATCTGTCTATCATACAGATAACGTTCAACTTCCCGCCGTGCCGTTTGTTCCCCCTTGATGCAATCGAAAACATCAACAGCATTTCCGTTTTCGTCTTTTTCCGCCTTTGTTGCGGTCAAACGGATTGCAAGCAATTCCGGCTCGTTCTCCCCGTTCGGGAAGGTGAAGCCGGCAAAACTGCGGATATCTGCAAGCGCAGAATAAATACCGGAAACAGCGGCTTTTTTTGCGGCGGCGGCGTCTTCTTGCAAAATTTTTTCGCCCATAATGGCGGCGTTGCTATCTGCCTGCATTGCAGATACATAACCGGAAACGGCGGAAACCAGTGCGGAAACGTACGCTTTCCATGCGGTCATAGTTGCGGAGTCCATTCCGGTTGCTTTTGCGTTGATAGCCTTACGCATGGGTGCGGCGGCGATGATTGCAGCCAGTACAGAAGTGTTTCTAACGATGGTCTTGTTTTCCATGGTAAATTCTCCATTTCTAAAATATAAAATATATGCTTTACGCATTCCCCCCGGTACAATAAACTTGTACCGGGTAGAACGTGCAATGCACGTATTTTATGTACGGTTTGCGGCTGTCATTCTTGCGGCGTGTTACCTATCGGGCACGTCCCTGCCGTGTGTGTGCGGCGGTACTGACAGCAATTAGTATACAGTTGTCAACGAACGCTCACGTTCTACAATGTTACAACGCAAGTTAATGCTACATTGATAGAGCTTTGTCGGATGGGCGGCGTCTGCGGCGGCGTGTCGGCTTTATCCGGTACAGGCGGCAGCAGTCGGAACATGGTAGTACCATGTACGATTGTATTATAACACATGGTAATACCATTGTCAATAGGTTTTTGAAAATTTTTTTTAGATTTTTTTGGCGACCTGTACCCTTCCCCATGAGATACCCTGACACGCTGCCGACACTGCTATATACTTTTGTTTATAGTCTGCCTGGCTGTAATCCTATCAAACATCCCCTGACCATGTCACACGGACAGAAGACGAACAATTGTTCTATTCTGCGGTCAGACTGGACCATTACTATATACATATGTCTATAGGTTGTTTTCTGTATATAATAATGAAGGAAACTATACAGCAGGATAGATATATACTATTGTATACAGTCTACCCGTCCGGGGGAATCCGCCTGTATACTCCTGTATATAGTACAGCCATACTGTAAATCCTATTGGAATTGTAGGTATTGTATATTTCCTATTGGTGCAGTAGGAGAAAAGAGGATTGGTTAATTCATAGGGGAATGATAGGGATCGATGTACAAATGGAGAGAAAAGTGTGAGACAATTGTAAGCGGTCTATAGAAATAGACCACTTTTCGACGTATGCAAAATATCCGAAAATAGTTTACCGCTAAACTGTTATCCCCAATAAAATATTTCCGTCAATTGCAACAAATTCTGGTTTATCCGGTAATAACTCATTTATGACTTTTGACTTTATGTAGATAGAACCGTTTCAAACAGCCTGTAAAGCCCCACGGGGGAGGATAACATAAAACACTGTCCAATATATCCCCGTCCCTCTGGTTAGCTGTTCCCTCTCGATCTTCCTACCCTTTAAAACTTTTCCATCCTACACTCTTCCACCCTCTCCTAAACCAGTATTTCGGCTATATTCTAATTTAGGATGTATAAAACCTATGTATAATTAAAATCCTGTAAAAGAAAAATATTTAATTAGATATATATCTAAAAATATAGAAATACTTTGATTCTGTAGAGGAAACTATAGTTTTTCATGGCCCGGGGAGGGCCTTTACATAAGAATGAATAAGGACTACTTCCCTTCTGTTGGACGGCTTACAGTTACAGAAAATCAATACTGATCTTTATTTTTGTACAGGAAGCTGACAGAACTGGAGTGTAACTATCCTGTAAAAAGAAAAAGAGCCCCCACCGGGCTCAAATAGTAGTATAGGCAGCTGACAGACCGTTTGTTCTACTTCACTTAAAGTATTTACAATTAGTTCATAAATAAGCGGTTATCAGCTATTGCAAAACCAAAAGAACTGTGGTATAATACAATCACAGCAAACAGCAAAGAAGTAGTTACCAATGTTTTATTGTCCAATCTTTTGCACAGGAACTCTTCCGGAGAGCTGCGAAGCTGCTCGGAGGAATTCAATAAAATAAGGGTACCTTATTATCGTTTCTCTTTTAAGGCTTCGGGTTTTTCGACCCCTCGTTTGGATAGAGGGAATCTACCTATTCTTCGGGTGCCAATTTTCATTTTACACCAACTTCTGGCGTAGAATTGGAGCTGGTTGTCATCTTTGGGGAGATTCCGATTGACAGTTCGGTCAGGTATACTCTGACTAAAGTGCCAATCCAAAGATTCCTTCTACAGACACTAAATTTTACACCAGGTCGGCAGATTTTACACCAGTAGATTTCAACAACAGGAGGTACATATGACACAACCAGAGGTTCTGGTATGCGACGTCATGATGGGCGGCGGCAAAACGTCAGCGGCCATAGAATACATGAAGGAGGTGGTCAACCACGAGCGGATAGTATACGCCACTCCGTTACTGGATGAAGGAGACCGGATTGTCAGCGGCAGCCCAGTTAGTAAGTTCATTACGCCGACGGATGAAATACATTCCGCCAAACATGTTCACCTTGCTTATCTCTTATCCGAGAAGAAAAACGTAGCGATCAGCCACAAGCTTTTTGATTACTTTACCCCGGATATAGATCGTCGTGTACAGGAAGGTGAGTATACCCTACTTATAGATGAGGCTATGAATGGACTGGTAGAAGTCAGGAACGTCCACAACGATTATGACGCATCTGACCTACAGGAGGCAGAACGGATAGGTTATCTGACCCGCCGTGAGGACGGAACTACGGCGTGGGCAGATGACAAGTATGTTGGATCATACTATTCAAATCTGCGGCAGGCATGTGATACCGGTAAGCTTGACATGGAAGACGGTACCTACATATATGAGTATGACCCGGCACACTTCTTATCCTTTCGCAAGATCATCATCATGACGTATATGTTTGAGTTTCAGCCGATGAGATACTACTTCGATATGAACAACATCAATTATACTTACATCGGTGTGAAGAATGATAACGGAAAGTATCGATTCTGTAACTCTTTCGTAAACATTCCAAGTGCGTCAAATTTGCGCGACCGTATAACGATTGAAAAAGGCAAGATCAACAATATCGGTATGGAACCGAGTGCATTATCCTATAGCTGGTGTGAGAAAAATAGGAATGACGAAGAGGTGATGAAGCAGCTCTATAGAAACATTTACAATTTTCACCGAAATCGATGTAATGCCGGTGCCGACCAAATGATTTGGACTTCGTACAAGTTGCTGAAAGAACAGCTCGAAAACAGGCACTACAGGGATGGGTTCGTTCCGTGTACAGCAAAAGCTACGAATAAGTATATTAAGTATCCGTATGCGGCATATTGCGTGAATCGGTATATGAATCCCGTGCTGTTAAACTACTATACCTCACGCGGTTGTGAAGTGAATGCCGACGGATACGCCTTATCCGAGATGGTGCAGTGGGTCTGGCGGTCGGCTATTCGAGACGGAGAGAGCAGCATCCGGCTGTATGTGCCGTCGAGCAGAATGCGAAGACTGTTTACAGGATGGCTTGAAGATTTAGCAGCCGGTGGTCACGGCGGAGAATGTTGTAAATAAGGAGTATATGATGAACAAAATTACATTGCATCTCACAGAAGAGGAAAGCAGGATTTATGGTTATGGTCTCGTTCCATACAGGGAAATGATTCATCCAAGCGGAGAATTTCTTCTGGATCCGCCGGAACAATGGACTCTTAGAGGGCAGCTTATAGAACAGTATGAAGCTAAGATCTGCTGGGAGACGCTGGACAGTCTGCTGACAGACGATTCATATCGGTTCGACGGAACGGATCTGGTTATTGATCCGATAGTAGCATTGTTCATGTTGCTGAAGCTGTTTGATGCTTATTACACAATGGCATTTACATACGACGTAAAGCAAGTGCAGAAGGAAACCCGAGCAGATTTGAAAAAGAACTATGAGTCAAATGACCCTAATGCGGACTGGTATTTAGAAAGAGCTATGAGTTCCAGGACTTCCTTGCAGGACTATGCTTGTGTGTTGTATGACAGATTAAGCAATGGGTATCATGCCGTACTGCGTGGTGCCGTTGAAGAGATCGATGAGTATGCTTTAGGAAAGGCCATATTCTCTACGCCAGAAGAATTAAGCGTAGAAGCACCTCTGTATGAGTTTAGAGAAGTTCATGCACTTATATATGAGTTAAATCCAGTGATGCGCCTATTAGATAAATTTATTCATGACGATTTATCTATCGATGGTGCGGTAGAGGAAGGAACTCTTACGTACTTGTATCTAGCAACAAAGTGGGAACTCATGGATAAATACCTGGAACATATTCTGGATTGTAGAGAAGCGGTTGATGTCATGACTCACTTCTACTTTACAAAAGAATCCCGTCGGATGGAGTATGGCGATCTTTACGCTGATCCTATTGAATTTCAGGCAGAATGGGAAGATTATCGCCGGCGGCTGGAGGAAATGATGGATGATGTAAAGCCGATGCGATTGGAATACGAGAAGCAGGTTCTGGATTCTATATACGACAAGTTGGCTGCAGCGATCGATGATGCGCTTGGAGAATCACATTCATGAAGGGTATCGGTCTTCCGGACTGATTTATCCTATATATAAGAAAGAAAGGGACAATATGGAAACTATTGTAGTAAACATCTTTGGTGTCCCCGGGGCTGGTAAATCCACCGGGGCTGCCTATGTATTCGCTGCACTGAAGATGCAGGGAGTCAATGCCGAACTGGTGACGGAGTATGCGAAGGACAAGGTTTGGGAAGAAAACAATGAAGCTTTTAAGAATCAGGCGTTTCTGTTCGGAAAGCAGTCATATCGTATGAGCCGGTGCGCCGGTAAGGTAGATGTGATTGTAACGGACTCGCCGCTGCCGCTGAGTATCCTGTACAACAATGATCCGCGACTGACGGAGAATTTTAACCGGTCGGTCATGGATGTGTTTAACTCTTACCGGAATATGAATTTCTTCCTGAACAGAACGAAACCGTATAATCCTGCCGGGCGGCTGCAGACAGAAGAGGAGTCTGATGCTCTGGCTGAACCGTTACAGAATCTTCTGAGTAACCGGGGAATACTTTACAAAGAAGCTCCTGGTGACAAGCAAGGGTATGACTGGATCGTACAGGAAGTGATTGAGGCTATGAAGCCTGTTGTAAAGATGCCGGAGATCTCGGCGGAAGATGTTCTGTATTTACGTGGCAAGATCTGCCAAGCGATGGATTGTGACTCTTGTCCTCTTGAGGAAGGAATGGATTGTGATGACGTTCTGGTAAATGAACCTCCTATGGCGGTACAAAGACTTGTGCGTTGGGGGCTTGATCGTGGAATTCTGCAAGAGTGCGATGGCAAGGTGTTCAGATTATGAGAGCTAAAAATATAACGTGGGATCATGTTACCAAAGAATATGTCGGCCTGCCGTTGTTCCAAAGATGGTGTAATTTGAACTCCTGCTGTGAGGAATGCGATGCTAAGGTTCGGTTCTGGTGCAGAGTGAAGAGCAAGATAACGGAACATCAGGAAAAGCTGATCCGGCGGATTTTAAACAAACGGGCTATTAAGAAATGAGGGACTGCAATGACAAAGAAAGAATACATATTGATGATGACAGAAGATGGCACTGTCGGCGGGAGAGATATTGCTACCCGGCGGGTACAGTGTGACTTTTTACCTCTCGTTGGAGAAAAGATAAAGGTAACCAAAGGGAGTGTGGTCTGTGTCGGAGAGGTGACGAGAATTGTTCATTCTATTGATGAAGACAACATTGCCGACGTTTTTGTAATCTGTAAATTTGTTGGAACGAGGTTATAATATGAAGAGCGAAGGAATCAAGAAAGGTTTTGTACCGGAACATAAAGAAGCGAGTAGTTTCGGGGAATATATGTGTGACTTCTGGAATACAGAGCTTGGCTGCGGTAAAATCTATAACGGAACTGTTGAAGAAGCCAGCTATTCTCTGCCAGGAAGGGTTGTACATATCTGGATTTATGGAGACAGTTTGTCTATTACCCGTCTGATGGGGGATGGGTATTACATGGAATGGGTCAATGATGACGAGATGGCTCTGGAAAATACAGAATGGATGAAGACACTTGATCTGATGCAGGTGCTGCGGTCATTCCCTGCTGATCCGTTTTCCGACATGGTCAAAAAGAAAACGGCAAAGATCCTGATTGCCGCCGGTGTTTTAAATGAGTGTTGACAAAGCGATTCAGAAGTTCGGGAAGATCCGGGATGCTTTTGACCGGACGGTGAAGGTATTGGAGCTGCTCCGGGCAGCAGACTATCTGTACGAAAAAGACAAAGATTTTCTTGACAAAAAGCTGGATGATCTGAAGGTACGGGCGGAAGAAATTCGTATAGAAGAACTGAAAAAACCGCAATATACTCCGCCGCCAACGAAGCTCAGCAGTGATAAAGCTGATAATCTTGCTTTCGGTGCTGCTTTGGACGACAGTCGGGATGAGCTTCGTAAGGGTATAGAATCTATGTACCGTAGCTCCCCAGGGCTTACGGTTGCCCTTAAGTCCGTATTGTCTGAATTGGATTCGGTCTCCAGTCACGTTACAGATGCACGGATATATGCGAATGATGGAATGTGTCTTCATGCAGAGGGGCTGAATCCGCTGAGGGAGGTAAAGACTGCGGAACCGGCTACATCTTCTTCTCATGATTTTCTCGGCGATTATTGGTGGTATGACTTAAAACCCGGAGATATCGTTCATTGCGTGGACGAGCAGCGTAATTATCACACATTGTCTGTTATCAGAAATGATAGGGATGAGATGTGTTTGAGAGATCATTATAGCGGAATATCTTCATTGTGGAGAGTCGGAGCTATAATGTCGTATCTCGCACCGAAGAGAGAAATGCTGAAAGACAAACATCCTGTCGATATGAGATTTTTGTAAGGAAGTGGTTGAAATGAATCTGGATAAGATTGCTTTTGTACTGGAAAACTGTGACGTTATTGAAATTCCCGGCAAGTATGTTGGGGAGTGCTGGGCGGAAATTACGAAGACAAGAATAGGACGGATAGCCAGTAATGCATATGGCGAAGAACAGATCTGTGAATCATTTGTTCTTGAGCTTTATCGCGGCGCTGAACGGGTACGACATCCATTCGACGATCCGAGCATTTTAAAGACGCATACTGTATTTGAGCGTTTATCTTTCGGCGACATCACATCTATTTGCATGACTGTAGACGGTGTAGAAAAACGATTCACTGTTCCTTGGCGTTCTGATGACGGTGTAGAGAATCGATATCAAACATCCAAGGTTGGTAAAAGCGGTCATCTTTACATAACGATTTCCGAGAAGTCGATTTTTGACGAAGTTTTCCCGACGGATATTATTGATGATCTTGCAGCTAATGATCTTTTGATGCGGCTGTATGGCAGAGGCAAGGAATTTCAGGAGGATTAATGGGCGACAAGAATTTTGAAGTGCAGTTTGTCAGTGGACTTACTGCCTATAACGAAGCTACCGGAGAAGAGGTGTTTCATATTCCCGGGGAGATATCACTGTCGGATGTTTATGTGGAGGATCCGGTGCCGAAGGAAGTTATTCGGTTTGAGCCACACGTAGAGATTTCCTTTACGGGAACCATGAAATGGTATCCAAAGGGGCTGTGTAAATCTGGTGCCTTTAAGGATGTCGCAATCAGCATGGTACAGGCTTATCTGCAGAATGGCGGGTCCCGGCGGGTTGCTCATCTCGCGCTATATGCCAGACGGTATCATGACCGTGTGAAGAATCTGACACGGGTTTATCGGTGCAATATGGGCGAAATTTAACGCTGAACCGGCGTAGGTTTTATTTTTTGCGCCTGTTTGTAAATTACAAAAGTAGAAAGTGGTGATTTTTTGGTGTACTTATATCGTGATAACGAAGATGACGATCTTTTGGTGTCACAAAGCCGAGAATATGAATGGGAAGAAGAACTCCCTGAAGGTGTGTTCTCATATAGCTTTCTCGGAGAATTTAGTTCTCGTGACGAACTGTCGGAATTCTTGGAGTGTCTGCGAGGGGTCATTCCTGATAGACGTATCGATGCTGCCATGATGATTGCAGATTATATGAATGCCTGGGAGGTTTGATGGATACAAGAAAAATCGAAGCGGATCTGGCCGACCTGTATAAATACAAGAACCTGCCGGATTATCTGTCGCAGTTTTACAGAGAGCTGTATAGGAAAAACATACCTCATTTCCTCGTTTCAAGAGACGGCCCTATTTATCTGCATACATCACGCGGCACGATATTCTCTGAGGATTTCGATAGGATTGTTGTAGGAGACTATGGAGCGTTCATTGAGTTCTCTGCTCCGGCGGAACCAGATCTGTTCATTACACAGCCCGGGCAAGAATACAGAGAGAAGGAACCGTACAGGAAGAATGTCAAGTATCTCTGGCTGACCGTAGACGACGGCAGCGGGATCAAGATTTACAAGCAGCTTCGCGGCGTGACATATGCGGATTATGTACCGGGAAAATATTATGTTAGCGTTCATGAGGTTCTTGGAACAAACATCAAGGAGGGTATAAATGATTCAGATTCGAAGAGGAGTCTTTGAGACGAACTCCAGCAGTACACACAGTATTTGTATTTCCAGAGGAGGATACAAGATTCCGGAGATGACGTATTTCCGGATTGATGAATGGGGGTGGGAGATCGGTATTGAGTATGATACAGCATCGTATTTGTATACGGCGATCATTACCTGTTTTGAGGAAAAGGAAACGGATATGCTCCTTGCGTCCCTGAAGGATACGTTGGATGGTCTTGGAATCCGGTACGAAATGGAAGATCCGGAGTGGAAAATGTACAGCTGGGGGCGAGATACAGAAAAAGGCGGCATTGACCATGGCAGTGAACTGTTGGAATTTGTAGAAGCGGTTCTGAATGATTCTGATCTGCTCCTGCGGTATCTTTATGGAGATAGCTTTATTGCTACCGGCAATGACAACAATGATCGGCATGATATGTCGGATGCAGCCTTTTCGACGATTTATGACTTTGAAACTCGTGAATACGTTGGCAATCCGCATCACGATGAAGAACATTATGAGTATTTTTACAAAGGAAACTGAGGTGATTTAATGCTGCAAATCAGACAGGGCGTGTTTGAAACCAATTCCAGCTCGTCCCATAGTCTTGTGATCAAGAAACAGGGCGGCAAGTACACACACGAAGAGCTTATGGAGAATTTCGGGTGGTGTCTTGATGTTCCTGGCCGGGAAGGATACTGGCAGCCGTGGTCAGATGATCTTTATTTCGGTCGGTCACCGTTTCAGGTGCTGGACGGATTCAGAGAGAAACTTGCTTATGCGTATGCCAATACTGCTCCGGCCAAATGGGATGATGTAACGGCTGTAGCACATGAGATTATGCCGGAATATCTGGGGATGAAAACTATAGGCGATGATATGTGGTGCGGTACAGACGATATGGCATTATACGACTGGCTTGATAAGGCTGGTGTAAGCCTGAGAGAATTTTTGGAAGACAGCCGATATGTGGTCATCTGTGACGGTGATGAATACTGCGTATGGGACAGCCTGAAACAGTCCGGACTGGTAGACAAGCTTGTTATCGACAAGGAAATTGTATAAGGAGAATGTATGAAGCAGATCAGAAGAAGCGTTTTTGAAACGAACAGCAGCAGTACGCACAGCATTACGATGTGTTTGAAATCAGAGTATGACCGCTGGGAAGCCGGTGAGTTTTACTGGAGCCGCTGGGATTGTGAGTTGGTACCGGTAAATAAAGCTGACAAAGAGGTTCTCGACGGTATCGGAGCATCTGGTGAGATGTATTCCAAGGATGAAATCGATAAAATCCGGCGAGGTGACTACGGATTCTATACATACGATGAATTCTGGAACGGCGGATACATTGAATATGAAGACTATTGTGAGTCTTTCTTGATACCGGGTGGCGAAAAGGTGATCGCCTTTGGTTATTACGGACAGGATTATTGAGGTGGCGATGAAGATACTTGGCATTTATACGAATAACGACTATCAGGTTGCCATCTTTGAAGACGGGACCAAAATCCGGTACAACAAACTGGAATCATTTCATCCTGTGAAGCCGGAGTGTATTGATCTGAAAATTACCAATCGCTGTACCGGTACCGGCTGTGCCTACTGCCATGAGGATTCTTCTCCCGACGGACAGCACGGAGACATTCTGAATCTTCCCTTTTTGGATTCTTTACTGCCGTACACAGAACTTGCCATCGGCGGTGGGAATCCTTTGGAACATCCGGATCTGACTGCGTTTCTGGCTGAGTGCCGCAAGCGGAAGATTATTGCCAACATGACAGTGAACCAGAAGCATTTTGTGGACAACTGGATGCAGATAGATTCTATGCTTACTTTTCAGGAAATTTACGGGCTCGGTGTATCTGTGACCCGGGTGGACGAAGAGTTTCTAAATTTCGTTCGGTACATGAACGGAATGAATATTGTGTTTCATGTGATCAATGGCGTGATTGAACCGACAGAGCTGGAGAAGCTGTACGGAATGGGATACAAGATTCTGATTCTTGGGTACAAGCAGTTCCGGCGTGGTGAGAAGTTCTATTCCCCTGCTGTACAGGCCAGAATGGATATGATGTCTGCGAAACTGCCGGAGATTCTGACGCAGTTTAATGTGGTTAGCTTTGACAATTTGGCGCTGAAACAGCTTCCGGTAAAAGAACAGATGTCATACGAGGAATGGGAAAAGTTCTATATGGGCGATGACGGTCAGTTTACCATGTACATAGACGCTGTGAAGCAGGAGTTCGCGAAGAGCTCGACTTCAACGGAACGCTGGCCGATTACCGGCGATATTGCAAAAATGTTTGGGGTGGTGAGAAATCAGTTTTGAAAAATGTGTCACGAGGTGTGAATGATTTTAGTTCCATATTTCCTCAGTATATGCCATATTTGAAGGATAAAGATGATGGATATAAGCACACACCTCATTCTAATAAGTCTGTGTGGTGGAAATGTCCCGATTGTGGACATGAATTCAAACAATCTTTTAACAAATTTGTTTCCAAGCTAAATAAATGTCCAGCCTGTTCTGATACAGCGAGCTATGCGGTTAAATTCTTATGTTGTGTATTTAACCAGCTTAGTGTTCCGTTCCAGATGGAAAAGAGCTTTGACTGGCTACCGCGGCGCAGGTATGATTTTTGGCTCCCTGAACAAGATGTAATTATCGAGATACATGGCAAACAGCATTATTCTATCGGTGATCCTTGGAACTCTGACGGCAAGCAAAAATACATAGATTTGATGAAGGAAGAAAAGGCTTACGAAAATGGATATACAGGAAGGTACATTGTTTTAATGTATGATGTGTCCGGAGACGGAAGTCGTTTTGTTACACAAATACTTGGCAGTAATCTACAGACTATGTTTTCGATGGAAAATGTAGACTGGTCTGCCTGTAACCAATATGCTATTTTAAGCAATTCAGTTAAAGAGGTATGTGACATTTATAATTCTGGAGTCGTAGATCTAACTCAAATCTGCCGCATGACGCATTATTCTTCTCTGAACACGATTCGTGAAAAGTTGAAGAAAGGCGCTTTATTGGGGTGGTGTGATTACTCTGCCGCTGTGGCATTGCAGAATGCTCACCGTAAGAGCGGAGATCATGTTTTAGCGACTATGTGTAATTCCGTAGTGTGTTTTGACCTGGACGGGAATAAATTATGTACCTATCCAAGTCTACAGGAAGCTCAGCGAAGATGCGGTATATCTCACATTTGGGAATGTTGTGTTGGGAAAAGGGAGACTGCGGGAGGTTTTCGCTGGATGTATGAAAAAGATTGTATAGTGAGAGGTGAATGTTGATGAAGAAAGATACGTTTATTAAGATCATGGATGCTCTTATGGAATACTGGGATAAGGTGCAGCTTCTGGAAAATGTGTTCGGATGTTATTTTGAGGACAGTTTTCTGATGAAGATTATGGACGGTGTTCTGGATGCTGTTTATGACGAAATGGAAGGAAACTGTCCGGAAACATGGGAACCTTTGGTTTTTGACTTTGCGTTCAATCACAACTGGGGGCGGGATGATGCGTTGGTTGTGTGGATCGGAGAGAAAGAATATGCTGCGTCTACTGCCGGTGAGTTGTATGATCTGATTCTTCTGATGCAGCCGTTATACGATAAGGAGGGTAAAAATGGATAATAAAAGCAGCGGCGGACTCGGTTTATGCGGAGTTCTAACGATTGTGTTTGTCGTGTTGAAGTTGACCGGTGTGATCAGCTGGTCTTGGTGGTGGGTTCTCTCGCCTGTCTGGATTGATCTTTTGCTTGCCGGTGTGGTGCTGCTACTTATAGCAGTGATTAATCGATATGAAGAACGCAGACTTTACGGAAGGAGTAAAAGATGGAAGCACTGAACCAGATGATCCGTGAATGGCGTGATATGGAACTTTGGCTAATGACAGAGACTACACTTCATGATCTAAAAATGGACAGGCAGGGACGTAAGGTTTGGCGATGGCTTGGCCGGTACAGAAAACTTCTTATGAGACTGTGCCGGTTCTATGGGAGAAGTACATATGACTTGTAAGAAATGCAGCTGGAGCGGAATTACCATCCGCCCTGACGGGATACACGAATTAGACGCTTGCCTATTTCAATTGAAGCAGAAACTGCGGAACGTAACGATAGAGATTCTGGAGTGCCCGGTCTGCGGTGATGTTTCTATTGGTTGGTATAAGCAGGACAATACAGAAGATATAACGGAGAATGAAGATGGTAGAAATTCGTGAAACCTGTTATGACCATGATGCCGATTTTGACTATGGATGCGTAACTACGAATGAAGGCGTATGGATCCGTAAGATTATCAAGCTGTCTGAAGAATATCCTGATCAGGTTTTAATTACCAAAAGGCCTGAGGACAATCAATCTTATCTTATGGCACGGGTTCCTAAATCTTGGTTTGTGATCCGCCCGCCGAAGAAGATGAATCTGAGCGAGGAGCAGAAGGATGCTCTCAGAGACAGAATGGCGAAAGCCAGAGAAAAAAGAAAGGAAAACTGATGGCGTTTAATATTTGCGTGATAATTGGTATTGTAATACAAGGCATAATCATCATCTGGCTGGCTAAGCAATGTGTGGCGCATAATTTTGCTCTTGCGGCAATGCTTGCCTACTTTCAGGCATTAGCAACAGACCTTGGCTACCCGAAGATTATCGAAAACGATGATGTTGATTCCGATGAGCTTCGGAAATGGGTTCACGCTAAAAAGGAAACAAACGGAGATACCTGATATGAAAAAGCAAAATTGCAAAGGTTGCATCTGGTTAGACACTTGTCTTAACAAGACAGAAACAGATGAGGCTTGTGAAGATTATTTCACGGACGAAGAAGACAATCTTGTTAGGCACCTGACTAACCAAAGAAGAGAATATCAAAAGGAATGGGACATTTACGTACAAGATGCAGACTGAGAGGTTAGATCTTGACAAGCAGACCTTTATATACATATAAGTTCAAGTCTTCCAGATTGAAGGAAGCTAAATATGATCTGAATATATCTTTCAAGGAAGCAAAAAAGAGAAATGAAGTAATCTCGCTCGCTGATTCTCAGATTCTGCGAAGCATCCGGTACATACAGGGGCGAGAGATCGATTACGAGGAACTGGAACGGCTGATCTCCAGAAGAGATTATCTCCGGCGGCAGAAGGGTGCTCGAAGAGAGTATACTGAGTTACAGGAAACGCAGGATAAGATTAATGATATGCTGATGGTTCCTGAATATGTGACGGTTTTTATAGAGGAAAGCTCACATTATGAGTATATTTTCAGAAACGGCATTCGCCTAAATGGAAAGACATACAAACGCCTATCTTGTTCTGCCGGTCAGGCAAGAAACTCGACAGTGGTTCTATGTGATACTGAAATCATAGACAGGCTCAAAGAGATCTTAAACAATGGGCGTGATATGTCGAAGCCGCTGGCCCCCAGTAAGTTCAATGCATATTTTGGACTCGCTGGATCATCAACTCATATTGTGTCCGAACCAAAGTTTATTGTTATCCGGGACTATGAAAACACAACGTCATTCATGGCGAACTATCTTACGGAAAATCCGGACTGGGACAGAGACGACACGCTGGATGTACGGATGATCGAAGATATGCCCATGAACCGCACGGACGGCATGGGATTGATTTCTCCGGAACTGTCCGAGAAATGGGCCAAGGAACTGGGTCTTGATTACATACCGGCGCAGTGGTGTATCCGTCAGTCCTTTATCAAAGGAATGGTTTGCACCTTCCCTATCCATCAGTTCTGCGAAGAAGTGGCTGGCGGGAATTATATGGTGGAAACGATCTACAAAGACGAAGCCGGTAATCCGATTGTGGCTGACCTGCGGGATTACGATATGATTCTGACGGAGTCTCAGTTTAAGCTGTGGGACAGCTACCCTTCTCTGGATGTGTACATAGAAAATTATCATAAGAATCACCTGTACTGGGGCGTCAGCCAGTTTACACCGAAACAGGCCAAAGATACACTTACACTGAATTATCAGTTTATACAGACGCTTGATCTGGATGAGGAAGGTGTAAGAGAACTGTGCGGGCAGTTTGTTGACTGGATCAGCGGTGTGTCCTGTGACAATTATTCGTATATGCTTCTTTATCTGATGGGTGTTGGAGACGACGAGGACAAGTTGCGAAACTGGATGCGAAGCAGCGACAACTGGTGGCTGAAGTCTCTGATGATGTGTCCAGACCTGATGAATGATAAGTACACACGGGCAAAAATCCGGGATCTGATACGGAACCGGATTCAGAACGGCTGCATGGGTGAGATTTGTGTAGATGGAAACTTCCAGGTGATGGTATCGGATCCGTATGGGTTTATGCAGCATGCCTGCGGTCTTCCGGTGACGGGGCTTCTGGGCAAGGACGAATTCTATTGCAGCTACTGGAATGAGCGTGGTGTTACGCAGGTGGATTCCATGCGATCGCCTCTTACATATCGCAGTGAGCACGTTATTGCGAATCTGGTGAAGAATGAAGAAACGGAGAAGTGGTATCGGTATTGTTATCTTGGGTTTATTCTGAATTATCATGGACATGATACAGTGATGTACGCCGGGTCGGATCAATCGGGTTCTGCCTTATGGCATAACATGGTGAACCAGCAGAGCTGGGTGTCTGCATACGCAGGCTAACGGGGGACAGCTACGGGCGCAAGCCTATGCCAATCCCGTGCGAAATTTGGTGTTATATCAGAGAATGGGAGGTTAATGGAATATAGAGAAATCCCTTTTTTAAGAGGGTATAAGATCAGTGAATACGGAGATGTTTTATCCAAACGGAATGGGAAACCATTAAGAATCTATGCAAAACCATTAGGTGACGATAGATGTTGTATCCGTGAAACGTATTATCTCATATCAGAGCTTGTTGCATCAACTTATCTTGGTGAAATGGATTTGGATGTTTATTGTGTATGTCATAAAGATGGAAATCAACATAATAACCATGTATCCAATCTTGAGTGGCATAAACGAAAGAAAGATTTGATATATAAACCTATACCAGGATATCCTAATTATGAGATATCTGAGCTGGGCGATGTATATAATCTTGTGTATCGAAAGCATATGGGAGCCCATCCCGATCAGGACGGTTACTATAAAGTTCATATATCTAATAATGGTAAGACAGACACTTGGTTCGTACACCGTCTTGTAGCTCTTACATATTTAGAGAAGCCGGAAGGTTGCAATGTTGTAAATCATTTAGATTCTGATAGGAAGAACAATGATTACAGGAACTTGGAATGGACTACTGCTCAAGGGAATTATGAGCATGGTATGCTTTATGGTTATAATCAGCCGCAAGGTGAAAATAATCCTCGTAGTAAATTAACAGAAGATCAAGTAAAAGACATCCGTTATTTATTTTCGAATGGGTACCGTGTAGCTGATATCCAAAAGAAATATGATTTTGTACGTTGGGAAGAAATAAAGAATATTGTGACTTATAGAGCGTGGAAAAACGTAAACTGATCTAACACCAATAAACGTGTAACGACTATCCCTTGGCTCCCCGGCTAATAAATGGAGCAATAGGAGTACGGCGGCCGCGAGGTCGTGGGTGAGAACCCCTTAAATGGAAGTGCCATGCCTCAACAATGTTGAGTGAAGATATAGTCTACTCCGTGGGTATGTACCCAGAAATATCCCGAAAGGGACGGTATAAAGGTTCGATCAAATGGTCGCGCTGCGTAGCGATGCGCAGATGAAAATGTGGTGAACCTGTAAATACAGGGTGTCGCCGGGACGGTTAGGAACCGCAGGAAATGGCGGTTTATCCGGCGGCTGACAGGGGAGGCTGAATGAAGTATGCTAATCCTGTGGCAAGCGTGGAAACACGAAGCTCAAACGACTAACCCTTGGCCAGATGGCAATAGGTGTACGGCCCCGGTGAAATTCCGGGGCGGGTGAAATTCCCTTAATTGGAAGTGCCACACACCTCTCAGAGGTGATGATATAGTCTAATCCCGATGGAAACATCATGAAATACGGCGAAAGCCGGGGTTCAATTGTATGATATAGTAGCCAGTACATCAAACAAAACCATGATTAACGGCGTATACCGGAATGAACTTCCTGTTGTATACGATCCTCCTAAACCCAAGAAGATACTCTTTACTGATGAAGACCTGTATCGGGCAGACACATTCGGTTTCGGGTCTATTATCGGGAGTATTACCAACAAGAGTTCTATTGCCTATTCCCTGCTCCCTCTCATTGAACGGGACTATGGGAAAGACAGTGAGGAATACAAGCTGACTGTGTCGAGATTACAGCAGTGCTGTGCGGCACAGTCGAGACAGATCGATAAAATTTTGTCGCTTTACGCAGCGATGCGTATCGAACAATGTGGTGAACCTGCAGATGCAGGGTGTCCGCTTTACGTATAGGATCAACAGGAAATGGTTGATAAAAAGCGGGCTGACCGGGGAAACCGTAGCGGGTCGTGCCGTCGGCAATCCGGTGCTTGAAAACAAGTCCAACGATCATCCCTTTGGCCGTGGAATTCGGCAACAGGAGTAGGGCTGTCAGGCATGGCAGCGGGTGAGAGTCCCTTAAATCGAAGCGCCACACAACTCTTTGAGTTGATGATATGATCTACACCCTGCCCCGTCCGGGGGCGAAATACCGGGAAACCGGGGGTATTCAGGAAAACGAAGATCGGACAGGTTGTCAAGGGTATTCCGAAGGTTTGGATTGAAAAGCAGGACGATGAGTTCTACAACCGGATCCTTCTGAATAAGTATCCGTACTTCTTTAAGTACCGGTACAAAGGTGCTCATGATGACTACAAAAAATATGAGGAGGAATGCAACTCCGAATGCAAGTACAGATTCCGGATGCAGCTTGCGGATCTCCTGAGGATGGAGAAGTACACGCCGGATCAGGAGGAATTCCTGAAGAACTACTATAAATATATGCCGGTGATTTACAGCGATTCGCCGATGAATCTTCTGTGCCGTCATATTGAGGGGATAGACTTCGGAATCCGGGAAAAGATCCGTGGGGACGGGAAATTTGATTATCATATACTGATCGACAAAGACCATCCTTACACGGAAGAAGAATATACTGCCGTTGTAAAGATTTTCGGAGAATACAACGTGATTGCCAAGGCTATGGCGATCCGCAAGGAGGGGGTTTCTCAGGACGATCCGGATTTCTGGGCATACAGCAGATACAGAGTGTTCTGCGAATCCTGTCTGGACGAAATGGCTGCCAGTCTTTGCGACATGATTCTGGTGACCAACTGTCTTGTCCGTTATTTCTACGAAGATAAACCGCGATCCAACAAGGAGCTCCTTTGGTCAGTTGCAGGTTCCTATCTTTATGGAAACGTCTGCAAAAATGTTGGGAAGCGAACAGTTTTTTATCCGTTTGTGGATCCGGATGGGGATATTACATATTTGAATAAGCGTTATACCATGCGGGAGGTGACACTCGATGATCCAGAATCGGTACAAGTATGATGAGATCGGATACGCGGAAGAGATTTTACGGTGCGGTTTCATAACGAGTCATGTATACACAGAAATGTGCATCCTCGTTTTGTATTACCGGGATTTTATGGGGTACAAGCCGAAACAGTGTAAAGAAGCGCTTGTGAAATTTTGTGAAGAACGGTGGCCGGATTATGAACCCGAGACACATTATGTGACTATCAACCGGGCGATTCGGGCGGCAGAAAAACATATGCGTCTTGTGACGGTCGGGTATGTAAATGTATTCCGTGAGGACTTTGAGGCAATTGACAGCTACGATGTGAGCTATGATCACAAAAAGCTGATGTTCACAATTCTTGTGAGTCTTCGGTTGGACAGGTATTACCGGATGCTGAAATTTGACCGGGAATATAAGAGTAACATCTTCTATGGGACAGATTCTGTGATGCGGAACATTAAGAAGCTGGCCTGTATTCCGAAGGCAGGAGATCTGAACATGACGATGATCCCGGATCTTATTGCGGCAGGAGCTATTACCCCTCTGCATCGCGGACGGCTGTATTTGGATTTTTTGGATAAGTGCAGCCAGTCCGGAGAATGTGTCATGGAGGTTACCTGCTATGATGATATCGGTTTATATTACGATTTATATAACAAGCAGAAAAATGTGACGCTTTGTGAAGTATGTAGTAAGCCTTTTCGGAAGAACAGCAATCGTCAAATGCGGTGTACAGACTGTCGAGTAAAGGTGAACCGGGAGAGGAAGAATCAGTATATGCTCGAATACATGAGACAATACCGTACGAATCGGCAGGTAAATTAGACATTTAGAGAACATATGGTTTGGTATGGTTTTCCCTGTCCAAACTCAAGATTGGCATGTAATCACTTACTGATGAGTGGGAGGGAGTGGATTTTCCATTCCCTTCTGCCAATTTTGAATACAAGGAGTTTTTGAATGAAAGTAATCAGTGCTGGGCAGGCGGAGTTCCTGCGGAAGAAGTATCCGGAGGTTTATGTAACGGAGATCTGCCGGCAGAAGAAGGCGAAGCGGAAGAAGTATTTTGTAGAAGAAACTACATTTGCGCTTCGTGTGCTCAAGGAATATGAAGGAGTGTGACAGAGATGATTAACAATCATAAGTGCCTGAATTGCGACAAGGCTGCGGTTTGTAAGATTGCAGACATTATCGCCAAGTTCTCTGAAGAGGCAAAAAATCCGCTGGGTGTAGATATTACGATGGACAAGTGTCTGAACTATCAGCCCGACGAAGATGACGAGGATGACGAATGATCGAATGGAACAAACGTCCGGACGAGATGGAAGAAGAATACATATATCGTATCGGACTCATAAAGGATCAGATCGGTTCCTGGCAGGATGTTGCTGATCTTTTGAACGATCAGCTTGGTCATGAGTATACGGAGTCCAAGTATCGGAAGCAATTTCAGACATTCCAGAAGATGCTGGCGGCGAACCAAAGAACAGTTGATACCAGCTGTTTTGTGGATGACCTTACAGAAATGACGGTAGAATATGAAAAGGCTGCCCAGAAATACAGAGATCAGAGAAATGCGTATACGGCGCATTTAAGAAACGAAGCACGGCTGGAGAACATCTATGATCAGCTTCTCAAATCGGCAAACAGTCTTGCTGATCAGCGGCCTCTGATCGCACTGGTCAAGAATGAAGTTTTGAACAATGATGAGTTGGTGGTTGTTCTTGCTGACTGGCATTATGGAATGAAAACTGAAAACATCTGGAACCGGTATAATAAAGTTGTATTTTGGAATCGGGTAAGCAAGCTGCTTGGCGAGACAGAATGTATTATCGACACTGTTCGTCCGGTAGCACTTCATGTGATTTTGCTTGGTGATATGTGTCATGGTGCTATTCATACGTCAGCAAGAGTGGAATCGGATGAGTATGTTAGTGACCAGCTGATGACGGTTTCTGAATACTTGGCAGAATTTATTGCCCATATAGCAAACAAAGTTTCATATACCAATGTGTACTGTACATACGGGAATCATATGCGGACTGTACAGAACAAAAAGGATAGTGTTCATGGTGATAATTTTGAAAAGATTATTCCTTGGTGGCTGTCTGCAAGACTTTCTGATAGGAACGACATACACATCATAAATGATCCGGATAATTATGAATTTATCATGTTCGATGCCTGCGGCAGAAAATTCTGTGCAACGCACGGTGATCTGGATTCTGTAAAAGGTTCCGGCAAGGTACTGAACACTCTGGTTGCGAAAAAGTTTGGCAGTTCTATTGATTATCTGATTCTGGGAGACAAACATCACGATGACAGTCTCTCTGATACCGGGATTCGCACAATTGGTGTTGGCAGTCTCTGCGGGACAGATGATTATGGGAATACGAGCAGGCTTTACGATATCCCCAGCCAGACGGTCTTCCATTTGAAACCGGGCAAGGGGATCTATGCTACATATAATATTGAATTGAACGATTAAAAGGAAAGAAGGAAAACATATGACTTACAACGAATGGACCCGCTCTTATGCGGCCTTTGAAAATATTACGATCACAGAAGCTAAGCGCAGACTGGATGCTCTGCAGGATTTTATCATTGGTACACTGGACTCCGGGGAAGACATTCAGGTTCCCGGGTTTGCCCATATGTATCTGGAAGTGCTGCCGCCTCAGACATTTATCAACCCCAAGACCGGTGAATCTGTTCCGAAGGGGGAACGCCTGAACCTGAAGTGTGATCTGTCCAAGGTACTGAAGCAGCGCTACAAGGATGCTGACTTCAAGGTTTCCAAGGGTGAATAAGTATGCCTACAGGCGGCAAGAAACGGCCTGTTCTGCAGGCTGCCGCCATACAATCTGCTGACATATATAGATGCTGCAAATGCGGCAAAAAGACTGAGACCCCGAAAGGGGTCTTTCCTTTTATAGCGAAGTCTACTATCTATGCGTACAATCAGGGGTATGCACATATATGTCTGGATTGTGTAGCGGAGATGACGACAGAGCTTGAGTCGAAATATCATGATCAGAAAACGGCATATATTGTGATGTGTCATTATCTGGATGTGTATTTTGATGAAGTCAAATATGAAGAAATGAAGTTCAACAAGGACTTCTCTTTCAAGAGTTATTTCTCAGCCCTGAACCGTGGTACCGGTACCAAAACATTTCTAGACAATCTGGAAGGTATGGTGCTGACCGGTGCGTTTACCAAATCCGAGGCGGAACTGGAAGAAGCACAGGAAGCAAAATGGAGCTCCGGAGATAACCGAAACAAGAACTACGTGATTTCAACGGTTGGGTATGATCCGTTCCGGGACACCAATTTGTCACAGTTTGACCAGCGGTATTTATACAATACTTGCGTGGACTATCTGACTGGGGATGTAGTAGAAGATCCTCACCGCATACAGTGCATTCTGGAACTGGTGAATTCTCTGCTGCAGCAGGATAAGATCAATCGGATGATCATGGAGGAACACGCTAAGGCCAGACCAGATCCGAAACGGCTGAAGGATTTGGTGGACATTAAGCGAGACTATTCCAATGTGGTATCCACCATCGCCAATGAGAACGGGATTTCCCTGAAGGGCTCCGGTAAGAGCCAGAAGGGTTCGAATACACTGACCAAGATCATGAAGGATATGGCTGATAAAGACTACGAGGAATGTAAGGCAAATTTCCTTACTGCAAAGATGACGGATTCCTATCAAGAAATTGCTGCCATCAATCTTCGAGCGATTCAGGATGAACTGAATTTACAGTCTGATGAATATGCTTCTATGGTTTCTGAACAAGCTGTTATGATATCAGGATTTCAGACGGAAATCGACAAGCTGAAGGAGGAAAACCGTCTTCTGCGGATCGAACTTGCAGGAGGTAAATGATGGGTGCTTATGTATTTGTTAAGCCTTCTGAAAAGGAGCTGTCCCAAAGGGAGATGGAGACGTTTGATCGATATTGTAAAATCATCCAGTGGGGCCGTGCGCATCCGATAGAGTTCGGTAGACGGTTTTGTGGATTTGATTATTATGATTACCAATCGTATCAGATCTATAACACATGGTACTCCATGTTTGCCCTTTGGCTTGTATGTCGAGACGGAGCGAAGACTTATGATATGTCCATGTATATCATGCTTCGTTCTATGCTTTTCCCGTATCATGTATCTTATTTTCTTGGAAACACAGGGGAACAGGCAAAAGAAGTCTTTAAGAAGATGGAGAAAATTGCCAAGAAGGAGATTGCTTCCGCTAAAGGGCTTACAGATGTGTTTATCAATGAGCTGGATAAAAGTGGATCTACCAGTGACGGGTTTATTCACAATCCGGCCAGCTTCACAACCAGGTTATTTAACGGTTCGGAGATTAACACACTGAATTCAGACATTATCAATATTAAAGGGAAGCGAGCGAATTTTGTTGGTTTCGACGAAGCAGGTTGGATGTCTGATGAACTTTTTTTACAGGCTGGGCACTTCACTGACCAAAGCGAAGAAGCTATTCTTGGCGAAGGCGTGAATCTTGAACTTGAACCGGCTTCGTTTCCCAGACAAATTTTGTATGCTTCTTCTGCTTCTGATACAGATAGTGAATTTTACAAGAAGTTTAAGGATATCTCCCGCCGGATGATGATGGGCGACCGGCGGTACTGGGCGTGTAATTTTACCATCGATACGATTTTAACTGCAAAAAGGAACGGCGAACCATATGCTTCGCTGATCTCTAAAGATAAAGTGGATCATGCTATGCAGAATCCCGAAAAAGGGATGCGCGAACTTTATAATAAGTTTACATCTGATACCCATGAAGGGCAGATCGTGACTCGGCGGAACCTGATGAATGTAACTCGTCCGAAGGTACCGGAACTGGCGTATGAGAAAGGCAAACAATACATTATTGCATGGGACTCTGCGCGGTTGAACGACAACTCTACCGTTGGGATTGCATCGGTTTACGAGGATCCGGAAACTGGCTGGAATATGGATATTGTCAACTGCGTGAACTTTGTCGATGTTAAGACGAAAAATAAAACTCCGATGCGTATGCCGGATCAGGTAGAAGCGTTTAAGACTCTGTTATTGGATTACAACGGCACAGAGTTTGGTGCGCTCGACTATGAAAATATCAAAGCGGTCATTTGTGACTCCGGGGCCGGGGGACAGATGATTGGTGGTATCAGTGACTATCTGCTGCAGGACTGGGAAGATAAAAAAGGCCACAAGCATCGTGGGATTATTGATCCGGATCACAAAGCAAATGAGACAGCAGTTCTGGAATTCCCGGATGCGGTTGAAATTATGAATCTGGTGGATCCGAAGAAATACCGGAACGAGATCTTTGATGCAGCTGAAAAGATGACAAAACTTGGCGTTGTGCATTTTCCGGCGGAATACGAAGGAAAAGACTTCTTTACATTGATTGATGATAATGATGGTAAGGAAGAAACCGTCCAGCTGTCATTTGATGAACAGAACGCTATGGTACAGATTTCCCGAATGAAGGACGAGCTTGTGTTGATGTGCAAGTATTCCAACGGCGGGAATGTGACATACAATTTTCCTCCGGACAAGCGAAATAAAGAGCATGATGACCGGGCGTTTACCTATTCTTTGCTCTGCTGGTACCTGGCGAAACTTCGTCGGAATGATCAGCGCAGTAATCAGTCGGTAGATGAAAACGATGTGGCTTCCATGATACTGACGCGGAAGCCCTCATATCTTAAAAAATAACAGGAAAGGAGTAGAGCCCGATGGCAAATTTGATTCCCTACAGCGAGGAATACATCGAATCGCTGCAGGAAGCAGAAGAATTTGACATGGATGCGGTACAGGCATTTACGGAAGCGTACCATAATACACTGCGGTTTGCGAAGAATGCCCGTAATACGATCCGTGATGCGAATTCTAATGTAAACAAGACCATGTCTCTGAGCCGGTATACGAAATCCAGCGTGAATACGTATCTGGAAAATCCGGAGACGAATGAAAAACAGCTCCGGGATCTTTCCCGGTACCTGTACAATACAAGTTCTCAGTACAGACGTCTTCTGCAGTATTTTTCGCAGATGCTTGTCTGGTCGTACATCATGTATCCGATGAATGTGGATGTGATGACGGCAGATCCTGAGGCGATCCGAAAGGCATATCTGAAAGCTTTGAAATCCATGAGCGTGATCAATGCGCCCCATGAATTTGGCAAGGCCATGGAAATTTCCATCAAGGAAGGTGTCTTTTATGGTTTTGTGAATGAGACCAAAGACAGTTTTCAATTTTTGCAGCTTGACCCGGATTATTGCCGGATCAATGCGGTGGAAGACGGTTGCTATACGTACCAGTTTGACCTGAGCTATTTTGATATGTATGCGGATGAACTGGAACTGTACCCTACAGATTTTCAGTCGGCATACAATTCATATAAGGCGGGTTCTGATACGGTGCTTCGTTGGCATGAATTTGACGCCAAGAAGACGGCTTGTTTCAAAGCGGATGAAAGTGTAAACTTCCCTATTCCGCCCTTCGTGTCTCTTTTCTCTCCTCTGGCTGATATCGAGGATTACAAGAGCATTTCCAAGGATGCTTCTGAATCCAGCAACTACAAGGTTGTTTATCTCAAGATGCCGGTGGATGAAAAGGGACATCTGAAGGTGCCGAAGCCGCTGTGTATGCAGGCTTACAATGCTTTGCTGTCAATCCTGCCGGATGGTGTAGGGGCGTTCCTGACACCTTTGGATGTAGATTTTGTTAACTTCAAGCAGAACACGGTGCTTCAGGACACGACACTGGTTGTGGAAGCAGAGAATACATATTGGCGGGCTGCCGGTGTAAATGCGTTGATGTTTGGAGCAGGAGACGATCCTTCTTCTTATGCACTGGAAACCAGTATTCACTCTGATGAGTCTGTGTGTTTCCGATTCTTGCGGCAGGTTGAACGGTGGTGTAACCGTCGGCTGAAACAGATTTCTGGAACGCAGAAATTTGCTGTACAGTTCCTGGATGTGACCCGGTACAACTACAAACAGATGAATGAGTTGTATATGAAAATGGGTCAATACGGACGGCCGGTACGTCAGGCAATTGACGCTACACTGTCGTTTACTCCCGATATGACTGCCGGGCTTTCGTTCCTTGAAAATACGGTACTTGCTATGTACAACAATGAAGTACCTATGCAGAGCTCCAACACGATGAGCAGTGATGACGAAGGCGGCAGACCTACCAACGATTCCAAGGGTGAGGGATTGTCTGAGGCTGGAGAACAGACTGCGGATTCCGGTGGAAATCAGAACCGGGTGACGGAATAAAAAGGAGACTGAACTATGAAGTTTATCTATGTAAAAGATGAAAAGGTAGAAAAGCAGCTTCGTGCGCAGGGTGTTCCTTTTATTTGTAAATCCGGGCAGTTCTGGGTCTTTGAGAATAATGGAAATATCCAACTGAATTTTGAGCACGAAAAGGGCTCTTTTTTCTTTTCGGACAAATTGACATTCAGTGGGGTATTTTGATATGGAAAGAAAATTTATGAGCATTCCCGTGGAGTACACACTGGCGGATATTGTTGACATTAACGATGATCTGGCCGGCGGCAGTCTGCGGGTTGCGTATACAGGTGATAATCGGAATGGGTCAGTTATTGAGCAGATTGCTTTTGAAAAAGCGATCCCTACGCTGGCATACAAGCCGGTTGTTGCACATCTGATTGATGAGAAAAATGATTTTGGCGGGCATGATGGTGAAGTAGAAGAAACGGAAGACGGAGATGTTCGGTATGTGAATATTACGGAACCGGTCGGCGTTGTTCCTGAGCGGACACCATGGAAGTTTGAAGTGGTGGAAGAAGAAAGTGGAATTCATAATTATTTTACGATCAATGTGATTCTTTGGAAACGCCAGAAATCATTTGATATCATACAAAAGAAGAAGTTTACCAAACACAGCATGGAAATTGAAGTTCTGGATGGGTATTCAGACAATGAAGGGTATCACATCAATGATTTTAAGTTCCTTGCTTTTTGTTTGTTGGGGGACGATGTGGAGCCGTGTTTTGAAGGCTCCCGGCTGGAGCTGTTTACTGTGGACAAGTTCAAGGAAGAACTGGAATCGTTCATTGCTGCACTCCAGAATTACAGTGAAACTCAGCTGCCCTTGGCAGTAGAGTCTTCTGCCGGTAACGGTGGAAATACAGAAAATCAAAGAAAGGAGGACTCGGGAGCATTGAACAGAATTGAGGAATTTACCAAAATCGGTTTTGATCCCGAAACTCTGGGACTTGATCTCGATGCGATGTCCGACGAGGATGTAACTGCCAAGGTATTTGAGCTGACCAGCAATCTGATGGAGCAGATTCGCGAATGCATGGCGGAACAGACCTTCGACACGGAATGGGGCAAGATCCAGAGATACTGGATGGTGGACACCAATCTTGAAACCAAGGAACTGTATTGTTATGACGAACAGGATGGAAAGCTGTATGGCTTCTCCTATTCTATGTCCGGCGATGCTGTAACAGTTGATTGGGAATCCAAGAAGCGGATGAAGTTTACCATTGTTGAATTTGTAGACGGCGAAGAAGCACATCAGGCCACCTTTGCTGCGGAAGTGATTGCGGCAAGAGACGCTGCGATGACTGCGAAGTA